AACTAAATTACCTTCAAGCAGTGCCAGCTTGCGTGTCGCCAATATCAGCTCTTCGCGCATTCCATCCGTGTTTCTAACCAATTCCTTAAAATGAAACGCCATAAAAAGCATGACTGCGCCGATCTCACTGGTAAAAAATTCGGTAGACGAACAGTCTTGCGACTCCATGATCGCATAGGTTGGCAATGGCGTTGGTGGTGCAAATGCGATTGCGGTACGGAAGGCCCTGCTTACGGCAATCAACTGAAATCGGGCCAGAGCCAAAGCTGCGGCTGTCTCAAAAACGAAGTGTCGTCTGCGCGATTGTTTAAGCAATGGAGAAACGGAGAACTGGACGGCATAACGAGAACGCACGGTTTCTGGGGACAGCCTGAATGGAACTCTTGGAACAGCGCAAAGGGCCGATGCTATAGACCAACCGATATATCGTACAAAGACTACGGTGCCAGAGGCGTCCGCATGTGCAGCCGATGGCGCAATAGTTTTCCTGCCTTTATCGAAGATATGGGGCCAATGCCGCCCCGTCCACCACGATATACCCTCGACCGCAAAGACAATGACGGCCATTATAGCTGCGGCAAGTGCGAAGAATGCGAAACTAATCAATGGCCGATGAATTGCCGCTGGGCCACCTATAAAGAGCAAGCCAATAATCGCAGGAAGCGAAGATACTGGCGCGGTAGACCTGTTAAAGTTAAAGAAACTCATAGGTAATGTCATCTAACTGTCTGATCTCGCTCGTAAAGGAAGCGCGGCACGCACTCGAATGTGTCTATCGGCATCCGTTTCCAATCAATCGGTTTATCTATCGGTTGAGTCTGCATATACAGCGTGAGCTTCAGCTGGCACGCAATAACGTCATGTTCCTTGCTCCGTTCGATATGCTCATAAATTGTCAATCCGCCTAACGCCAGCATCACAATCAGCAGCGCAATACCGAGGGCGTCCTTCCCTGCCATCGAAAGCGTGCCGAGCTTTGTAGCAAGGCTAACCGTGCTCTTGTCGCCATCGCCGTCCGCCATTATACATTCACCGTCGCCGCAAAATCTTTTAGCCACTTAGGCTCATGCTTGTCGTGCTTCGCCTTCTGCATCTTCTCGATCATTGCCGGGTCGATATTGCGCACCTTGCACACGCACCGCCTGCACAATCCTGTCGCGTTCTCCTCGCCCAGCGCGTGCTTGCACAGGCGGCATTTCAACCAGACAGTATGGTGGCAATGCGGACACTTCATTGGCACTTCTTGCCCTTGCCATGACACGACGGCGGTGGCGACGGCAGCGGTATCTGCGCCGTGTTGCTATAGGCGCTCGTCCCGTCACTGTTAAACGCATTCACACGGTAGCAGTCGCCCGGCTGCGACAAATCGTCCGTCCATGACGTCACGTCCACGCCCACCTGTAAGACTTCGTAAAAGCCGTCTGTGCAGTTACCCGAAATCGTTTTCTCTATGTTGAAACCCAATTCGTCATAGGAGTTGTCCTGCCATATCAGCGTTATCGCCAATAAGAAAATTGCAAACATGGCTAATTCCCCCTTTTGCGCAGCGTGGCCGCGCCTATCTTCAACTCCGTGGCAGGCGCCACCTTGATGTAGTTGGCCGAGCCTGCCGGGGTGTCACGGTCCACGGCAATTTCCGCCGCCGTGCGCGCGCCGCTCCAGATGCGCAGGTCGTCTATCAGGCCAGTGAAGTGCTCATTATAGATGCTCGACCCTATAATTATGCTGTCCTCTGCCCCGCTCACTGAGCTGCTGGGTACGGCACTACTCACAAGACTACCGTCGCGATAAAATTTAACATCCGTGCCATCATAAGTAACGGCTATATGTGCCCATACATCCTGCGCCAATTGCGAGGTATCGCAGGCATAATAGTTTGGCCCCGCATCGGACGTGAAACCGCCCACCGGCTCACTCCCCGCGCATAGATACGTCATCGTGGATGAGAACAGCCAATAACGTCCACTGTTGCCGTGCGACACGATAGAGACGAATGTATCGTTTGGCGTAATCGTCGGCTTAACCCACGCCTCTATCGTAAACTGAGACAGCGACAATGACGCCGATGCATTCACGGTCAAGCCGCCCGCCCCTGTGAAAGTCATGCAGTTACCATACTTGCATCCTGACGTGGTATGCGTGATCCCCGTGCCAACAGTAGTAACGTGATTGCCGTTACCGCTGGTATCCTGCGGATTGCCTGCGGCCTCGTTGAAGCCGTACTGCGCCACTAGCGTTGTGCCCACGGGCGGTGCGGTTCCCAAATACTCATAGGCCCCGATGTCCCATGCACCGCCCACGGGCTGCGGCCTCGCGGTGTTGATTATATCGTGACTGTAATTGAAGCCGAGATCGGTGCCCTGATTTACCGCAGGAGAGTTGGACGGAATTTTCAGAAAATCCGCGCTGGCTGAATTAGTAGAGATAAAACTCGGATTGCCCCCATACTGACAGCCTGTGCCGACCGACGTGCACAGATTATTAGATGCCGTATAGGATGGACCGCTCGAAACGACAAAATCCTGACCGCTATTGTTGTATGAAATGTTGTTCTTTATGACTGCGCCAGTGCTCGATTGAATTAAAATGCCCTGGCCGTTGTTGTAGATCGTATTCTGAACCACGACATTGTTGTTGCTGTTGCTACCCGCATAGCTGATAGCGATGCCACCTGTAGTGTCATAAACCAGGTTGTTATAAACGTAGCTTTGTTGCGCGACTCTACCCAGGCCATCAGCATATGCACTTAGAACGATACCGCCGCAGTTGTGCACCCGATTGTTTCTAATGATGTTCCCGGTTGCATTGCCGTACTGAATTTGAATGCAGTAGCCTGCACTGTCTGTCGGCTTGCTTGCCTGTGAAAATTCGTTATCCTCGATAATCCCGTCCGGCGAACTCCAGTAAATGCCGTGGTCGTCACCTGCCGCTCCGCAGTCGTGGATATAGTTACCCCGCAAAGCGTTGGCATTGTTTGTTCCTAACGTCGCTTCCGGCCTGCCGCTATAAACACACGATATGCTGGAACCGGAAATTTCTCCGTTGTTAAACTCGATATGATTCGCGCCATCAACAATATCCACCAGCCCCGGCGTTACCACCAAACCATCAAAGATGACGTGGTGGTCGGGGCCGAACACGTACAGATCGCCCGTGATTGTTGCGCCTTTATTGTTCTGTGCCCGAATGGTCGTATATCCGCCCGCGCTACCGCTAACCCATGTAATATATCCAGGCGAAGCGTAACTCCCATTAGTCAGAATCAGCGTATCACCCGCGGAAAGACAACCCACGCCCTGCGCAATGGTGCGGCTCGTATTAGCGCTACTCGGTTGACTTGCGCTATTCACGCAGTGCTGATTGCCATCGTTTCCGCTTGGCGATACCCAGTACGTAGCCGCTTGTGCCCGTACAGTAATCAAGAGAACTAAAATCAACAGTAGCAGCTTAATCTTAGTCAATGGTCACAACCCTCTTACGTACCACACCCGCTGCCGATGCGGTTTGAAAGTTGTCGGCTTTGCAATAGTTCAAATCATCGTTCGCGTAGCAGCTGATGCCTATGCGGTTCCCTGAGAGCGGACTGGCGCTGTCGTCGTAAGTGGCGAGCGAAGTGCTGCCGTTCTTTAACAGCTCGATCACATGTGTCGTGGCGTTGTAGGTGCAAGTGAGAACATCGCCGGCGGCGAACACGTCACTTCCGTCCACGAGCCGCGTGGGGCTTCCGCTCGCGTATTTCCAGATGCTGGAGTTATCGGTTCGCCCGCGGCAGTAGTAAAACGTCTCAGTGGGTGGGGCACCGGCGCTGAGCACGACCGCTGCGGCAGCCTTATTTGTGCCGTCAGTGAGCGCCACAATGTCTATACTCGCCTCCTGGTTGCCGCTGTACGTGGACTGGTTCCAGGTCACGAAGCAAACGGCGTCTAGTGTAGTGGCTTCAAGCACCGTGCTGCTGGCAATAGCGCAGTCGCTACTGTAGCCAACGCTCCAGTTGCTGCCCAAACTGGCGCGGTTAAAATCATCCAGCAAAACCGCCGCCCAAACCGCTGAGCACACAGCAAATAGAAACGCTATGACTAGAATCAATCGCCTCATGGCAACTCGAACTCCAGGCTCACGACCAGCCCCTTGCTGGCCGTAGTCTGCACGGCCGTCACGTCAAAGCGCAAAATCTGCCCATCGGCCACGTCGTCATTGCTCGTGTCAATCGCTACCGCCGAAGCCGCATCGCTGCTGCTATTCTCGCCGCTGTCGATGCTCACTACGGTCGTTAACATGGACGCCGTGGTGCCGCTGCAGATGTTGCCCGACGTTGCCGCCGCACAGCGCGTAATCTGCACTGAGGTCAAGCCTGTAGTGCCCGCCGTTACGACGTTGCTTTTCACGGCCACGAGGTTCATACCCGCAAGGTTTGAAGGCACCCGAAAATAGGCCTTGCCGTTGCCCGTGGTGACGTCGGTGGTGGCATCCACCAACTCCACCTGCACCACCTTACGCGCGTTGGGCGACGTGGGTACGTATCCTGTGTGGTTGGGGTAATAGAGAGTCTTGGCGCCGGTAACTGCGGAGAAATCTTCGGTCAGGCAATTCGTAGCGCAGTTGCCGAAGATTGGTGGCTTGTTGAAGTTTAGGTTGGTCGCGTCTTCGGTGAAGGACGGATACGGCCCGATCCATGCCGTGCCGCTCCAGACATAATAAGCACCCTGGAGCAGCGTGCCGCCGCTCCCGGTGTTTAGACACGTCGTCCCGTAGGCGACGCCGTTTAGTGTGGTGCAGTCTGGGCGCTGATAGTAACCGACGTCAGGTGGGCCTGCGGCAATAACAAACCGTGGACAAAGTATGGCCAGTAAAATAAAGCATACTAGGCTAAGACGTTTCATGTCGCACAAAAACAATCCCGCTCATGTGGACGTGAGGGTTATTGTAAATTCTATGCGATCCGCATTCTGAAGTGCGATGGTCGAAAAATCTCCCTTAATCAGCAGCGTGCCGCTGTTGTTGTGGTACAGCCCCGCATTGGTCACGCTGTTAGGGCCGCTAGGGCCGCAGGTATTGGTCGCCACCCACTGGCGCGTATTGAATGCGGTGATGCTGTTGGCCGCTAACTGGCGCGAGCCGGCTTCAGTGAATAGCGTGGTATCGGCTTTAGCCGCGGTTCCTGCGCCGCTGCCCCAGCCTATGAAGAACGTGGTGACAGTTATCGTCGCATTCATCAGCTGCGTGAGCCACGCGGTGCCACAATCGCAAAAGACGGTTGCCATAAATTATTTCTCCTTTATCGTTAACGTCGTACCAGCGGCCGGTTTTGGCACGGTAGACTCTCATCTTGATTTCTACTGCGGCTTTGCTTTCTCCTGGGTCCATGCTTAATCTCTTTTTAATCGTGTAGATTGTGGCCATCTCATGCCACGTACGGTCCCTCAAACGGCTGAAACTTCGCCTTCAATAACTTGCTTATCAGTCTGTTCGCCTCGGCCTCATCGGTCGCCCGAAATCTCTGCGTGCCGTTTAGCTGTGCGCCTTGCGGCCGCACATCGAGCGAGCAGCACACCTCTAAGCCGATGCCCAGAAACGCCAGCGCCTCGCTATAATAGTTAAGCGCGTCCTGCGTTAAGAATGGATAATCGTCCGACATGAAAAACTTGCGAAATGTCTCTACGACTATAGTCAAGTGCTTGCGCACCTCTGGCGTCACACGTTGGCCGTTTTGCTCAAGCGCATATTTGGCCAGATGCATGTTGTCACGTATCTCATAAAGGAATATGCCGAGCGTGCGGTCGGGATATGCGAGCCTGTCGCATTCAAGCAGCTTGAAGTTGCGCCAGAAGCGGGCACGGCGGATTGTCTCGGTTAAGTATCCGTCGTGGTGAATATGAATATCGGGTATCAGCATGCAACCGATGCCGACGCCTTTGTTGATGCCTAGCTCAGCGTGCTCATGCACCTTGCCATAGAACGAAATGCCTGCGCGGTTTCTAAAGAGCCGCACGGGTATGTCCTCTTTCAGTATCCCCGCTGGATCGACGGCAATATGATGCTGTCTCACCGCGTAGCCGAGCATCATGTTAGGACGCAGGTACTTCCACAGATTGCGCCATTCGAGCAATTGCTCGTCGCTATCAATCCACAGAATCCAATCGGCCCAGGTATTCTCGATTGACTCATTGCGCGGCGTCTCGAATCCCGCCATGTCGCATGTACCCGGTATAATCTGATCGGGCGAATGTTGCCCTAGATGTGCATAACAGAAAAATGGACTAGTGCCCGCGCGCACATCCTCGGTGTACTCGGCCGCCACATCCACGGTGCGGTCAGTTGACGGCCCGTTGTCCAATACTACAATTTGGTCGGCAATCTTGTGGATGCTCCGCATGCTACGGTGCAGCACGTCCTCAACGTTATTGGCGATATAGCAAACGGCCAACGTCTCGCGCGGCGCCTGTAAGAAAAACTTGCGCTCCCAATCAATCTGCCCTACCTGCTGCCCGTCGTTCCGATACATCACCATGTGCCAGCCGTAAAACGTGCGGTCCAATTCAAGCTCGCGGCAATCCGAGATAGTCGTGATTTCAAAGTCCTTGCGATGCCCCAGAATGTCGCGCAAGTCGTGCATATCGAACGCGCGCACATGCACGGGCGGAATGCCCTTCATGACAAATTCGCTGCGCTCGTTATGCCCGACAGGCACGGTTAGAATCATCCAGCCGCCCGGCTTACAGTGGCGCTCCAGTTTGGCAATGACTTCTTCGCTGTTAGGCAAATGCTCAAGCAATTCCATGCACACTACGGCATCGAATTGCTGCACTTCACCCTTATAGTTGGCAATCGGCGCATCCTCATCGCCTACCACAAACTCCACATTCTCAGGGTGCAGAAATGCAGGCGAGCCGTCGGGCATGTGCGATGCCTTCAACTCATTGCAGCAGCGAATCAAACTGGGAGATACGTCCAAACCAACCACGGTAGCAGCAGGTAAGTGATTGGACAGAGAACGGACGTATCCCCCATGCGCGCAGCCGAAGTCCAGTATGCTTTTAATATCTGGATGCTGGTCAATAAACTCCAGCGCCGCCTTTAGCCGTGGCTCGGTATCGGCCCAGAATGCCGTACGGTAATCAGCCGCTTCACCGCCTGAACGCTCTTCGTAGAAACGCACAATGGCCTGATGCTGCTCGTCAGCGTCCTTTATCCGCATGAACGGCATGAATCGGTCGCAGTATTTGTCCACTGCCTTATTCAGCACTGGGTCGTTATGTTTCTCGGCATACTTCTGCGCGGCCACCACGTCGCTGTTAAAGATAAAGTGCTTCATCATGCGCTTGGTGTCGCTGGACTTCTTGCCGATAATATCGTGAAACAAATCCGTCCACTCTTCGGCCACAGGCCGCCACTGCCATTGCTCTGCACGATTGCGCGCCTGTTTGCTTAGCGCCTCCCAACGCTGATCGTTGTGCATCAAGTCAATTGTTTGGTCCACAAATGCTTTCACGAATTGCGGTGTGACAGGCTTGAAGCCAGGATCTATCGGGTCACCTACAGCGCCGAGTGATCCGTCATCGCGTATCAGTACATGAGCGCCCGCGCACGTTTCAGGGCATGCTGCCTTCCACGGCCCAATCATTACCGTGCCGCAGCCGGCCAACTCCATTGACGATATGTGCGATATTTCTTCGAAGACGCTGCTATACAGAAACAACCGCGATTGTTTGTAGTGGCGATACAAATCCTTTTTGCCTAAGTTGCCAAGATTGACAATCGTGTTGCCGTACTGTGCGGCGACAGCATTCAATTCCTCATATAGCGGTAGTGTGGTCGGGTCCGAATAACGCGACACGTAGAGGCGGGCGCGCGGCTCGCGCTTGAGGATCTCAGGCCATACCTGCGTTAAAAGTATGTCCAGCCCTCGCTCAGGCCGCGCGGTGTATAGCAGTTTAAAGCGGTCCCTCGGCTGCTCTGGCACACTGTCAATCAAGTCCAAGTCAATGCCGTTGCGCGTTAAATGGTAAAGTGAGTCAGGGCCACCGTGTACCTGCTGGTACTGGCGCTTCATGAATTGCGACAATAAAAAGATGCGGTCGATATTCCACGCCACACCGCCAAATTGGCTAGGGCCTGTCTTAGTGGCCAAATCGTGCTGCCAGAGAATGTTGCATTTGGACGGGTAGTCGAATTGAAACAGCATGGGCTGGCGCTGAATCAACATAACGTCGCAAGGCGTAGCGCGCGCGTAATCAAAAAAGCCTTTAGGAAATTGTGCCTGCTGGCCTGCCGGCCCTGGCACCCAGCCCATCGGCTTGAATACCACGTCGTCTACTTCGTGCTCGGCTTCGGTATTACAGAATAGATTGACGTTATGGCCCAGGCGGGCCAATTCGCGGGCGGCTTGGAGTGCAGCGGTTTCGCTACCGCCGATTGCCTCCCCGCTGGATATAGTGCGGCCCGACATCGGCATGCCAAGGCAGCAAAGCGTAATGTCTAGGTTGTATCTCACAAACACTTCTCTCTGTTTTTTTCTGCAAACACACTTAGAAACCCCGCGGCGCAGTGTCACCTATCAATACGGCCGTGGCTGCGCCTTGGCTTGAGCACGGCGTGAGTGCTACCTCCACAACCGGGCCGAATAACAATGAATCAAAATTGTTGCCGCCTGAACTGATCGCACTTGTAGACGAAACCGCATAGACACCAGACGTTGCGCCCGTGCGCACTCTTAGCGTCGCACTGCCAATGACTGAGACAAAACCTGTAAGGCGGGAATAACCTGCTACGGGAAAGACACCGAGGACTACACCATCGCTGCCCACCACCGAGACTGCGGTGTTATTGAGTAAGGTTCTACGGCGTGCGCGGGCCACATTGTGTCCTTATGGGCGCGAGACGACTACCCAGCCAACCGGCAAATTGGCTGCTGGTGCTACCGAGCCAGCCATCGAAATGTTGAAACCGCCAGCGCGTATACTCGAAACCATTACACCCTTAACGCTATCGGTTAACGTGCTCGCATACATTTGCGGCGTTAAGATAACCACGCTGCCACTTTTAACCGATGCCGCGCCGACTGACACGGTTGTCGTGCCTGAGCCGACGGTAGCAACGCCGGCCATGCCCGCAAGGCCAACCAGGCGCCCAGCCCGTGTGCTTAGAAATCGCTCTTTTCTACGCATCTTTTTTCTCCTGCCTTAGCGAGACAGACGGCGTTCCGCCCGCCTTGCGCACATCGCGGTCAAGCCTGCGTACCATGTCCTCTAACTCGCCTATGCGCTTGGCCTGCTCATCACATAGAAGTTTCAACTTGCCGTAGGCTTGCTTCATGTCACTGGTATTGTGGACGCCAATGACTTTAAGAAATGAATCAGGGTCGCGGAAATCAACCTGCGCCATGCAGTCATTGCCGTACTTCGACTTGGCGTACTTGCGCCCAAGGCTAGATGAGTGGCGGTCCAATAACGGCTCGCCCGGCATGACGTGAAAGCGCTCAGTCTTGATTTCTTTCGCGTAGACCCACTTCATATCAAGCACAACCTACGATCAGATAACCCAAGTCAGGACCGACCGTCTTTTCGTCCTGAAACATATGGACTTCAACGGATTCGGTTTTCGGCCTGCGGTTGTCGTATCGCTCCGCGGCCAGTGCGCCAGGGAATCCTGCTGGGGTCCATCTAAAAGTGTAGCCGTGCGATGGCTCAAGCAAACCAGGTGTCGGGTTGACATACAGCATGACGCAGCTCGTGCTCCAGATGTCGGCATATGTAGCAGTGCCCGCGCCTTCAGCCGTTGTGGTCTTTTGTCCGCGCCCAACTAGGATGCGGTCAAAGCCGAATACATTGGCCACCTGCGATTCAGTCACGCCGCCGCCGCCCACGTTGTCACCCTTGCCGCGAATGAAGTCGATCACGTCAGGGTGCTTCATGAAGTTGATCCATGACGGATGCGAGAAAATCACCACATTGGGCATGTAGCCCGATGCGCGTCTGATAGCATTCACGCCTGTGTAAATATCATCGACAGGCGTTGAGTTGTCGGCGTCACCCCATGTGGCGGATAGTGCGGTGCTCGACGTCATATTCGTGGTGGTCGTGAGCGTTACCGCTTCACGGTCTTCCCACGCTAGATTGAGTCCGCTCACTACGCGCCGGGTTGCCGATTCACGGATATTCAAGGATGCGTCGGCGTTTTCCAGGTCTTCGTAGGGTATGTCCATTGCGAGGGCGTAATTGCGAATCGAGTATGTGTCACTCGACACATCCATTGCGATTCGGTTCGCCTCCATGCCGCGTGCACGGACAGCGTTATGCACCCTCATATTTTCCGCTTTAGACCAGACGTAGTAAACGCCCGTCTCTTTATCCACGTTTACCACTGGATAAATGAGCGGTGCGATTAGTCCTTGCGGCTCGTAGTTGATTGAGATGTTGCTCAGCGGGACGTCGATATGTAAATCACGGCCCGTAGCACCCGCATACGCTCTGGCATCGCCGCGAGATACGTTGCTTGGTAGTATTCCGTCCATTGGATTCCTCCGTTTAGCTAATTCGCTAATTAAGCTCCGCCCGCGCGATACGGGTTAATAAACGCTTCGGCAATTAGTCCGCTATCCGCGCCCGTCACCAGATAGCCATACTTCCACTGCCCACTATTGGTCGCCGTAATGCCCCATCCGCCAGAGCCAGCCGCGATCTCGGTGCCCGCACCCAGCGATGACGAAATGTAAAGCTTGGTGTTGCCTTGGTTGACAACAGCCGCATGCTCGGTGTGCTTGGGCTTATTCTGCAACACGCCTTCAGCCTGTCCGCCGCTGGCAGGTAGGTAAACGTGTATGCCATCGGGTGACTTCGCAACAAACTTGAACTGCAGGCCGGATAAATCGCCGCTGGCCACGCAGCTAATACCGTCTCTTGGTCCTCTGACTACAGCCATAGTAGCCTCCTGTTATAAGTTTAACGGCGGTTTAATTCCGTGTCGTGTTGTACTTTTGCGCCAATACGGGATTTTTGCGCTGTGTCTGCCTGAATGCATCGCTGTAAGAAATCGTCTTGCCGTTGGCGGACTGCTCTTCCTGATATTTCTTGGCAAGGCGGTCCAACTCCGCGCCTGGATCGTCCAGCGGCTCCTCGCGTGACTCTGGATCTTCGCCGCCCTTGCTGAATGTCTTGAATATCGAGTTGCGACTTTCAAATAGCGACTCGAAGATTTTAGCCGGCGAGTCCTCTGACTCACGCACCTTACCGCTGCCGCTCTCGTACACTTTCACCTTATCGGCCTCGTCGGGTATCCACTCGCGCAGCGCCCGCACGCGACCCTCTTCGGCCGGGCTGATCTTGCCCGCCTCTTTCATATTTGAAAGCCAGTTCTGGATCTGCTCGCTGCGTTTCTCCAGTGCCAGCTTTCTCACTTCGGCCCGCAAGGCTTCGGCCTCTTTTTCCTTTTCAAGCTTACCCTCTTCGCGCGCCTTGATGACGCGGTACTCGTACTCTTTCTCTTTTTCCGCCGTCATGGCGTCCACGCGTTGCTTGATAAGCTCGTCAAGCTCTTCCTGACTCACAGTGATATTCTTGTCGGCCATACTGCCTCCCTTGGGGCTATAAGATTTCGATTTTTGTTTATTAGCTGACTCCGCGGTAGATGACCCGTGACACTCGATCTTGAGGGCATTACAGAACGCACCTGGATCGACACCCTTGCCTTCCATGTGGCCCATGCAGCGGGTGCGAAACCCACTCGCCTCGCCAAACTTGTCGCACATGCCCTTGATGGTGTTCTCAGGCATGTTCATGGCGAAATGAAACTCGCCCGCCTTGTCGTAAAACCCGACCTTGACTTCGCTAAGGTTGGCAAACTCCATCCTTTTGGCGCACGACTCGCAAACCTCGCTCATCTCGGCGTGCGTCAGCCACAGTTCGTCTTTGGGATGATTATGAAAAACGAGACGCTTGCTCCTATCCCAACTAAACACCTCATCATCGGTGCGGGAGACAGTTGGAGGTAGAGTCGCTGGCTTCGGCTCTATCTCCAACTGGGCAAGGCGTATCTCATTGTTGTTTTCGTCGTAGCGCAAATACGCGCCGCCTTCAGATCGAGAATACAGCAATTCTATTTCTTTAAGATTGGTGAGTGCGGGAATGTCGGCGCCGAGAAAGGCAATGGACTTGAGCACGCGCGGATATTTCGTGCCGGCGTCGGCGTAGTTCCAGTATATTTCTGACGATACGCGGCTATAAGCGCCCTTCTTAATCAGGTCAGCAAATCGCCTTGGCACCTTGGTCAGATCGGCTAAGAGTTTCTTGCCGCTACGGTAAATCTTGGTGGCGTAGCCTAGTGCTGGTGCACCGAATACCTTGCGTGCCTGGTCGGCTAACTCCTGCCCGTCCGCATGGCCTGCCTTGACCGTTGGCTTGAACCCCACCTGATCAAAAGCAGACACCATAGCGTCAAGGTCGGCTTCGCTGTAAACATCATTGTTGAATGTGCCCGCAGCAAAGATTTCAAGTCCGTTGATGTCTATGGTTGGTGTTTCTTCAGGCATTACATAAAACAAAAGGGCGACGGAGAATTAAAATCTCACATCGCCCTTGCTTTCGACTGATCGCGCCCGCTAAGGCGGCCAGGATGTAATCGGGTCGTTTTAAGTTATGTGATTGTTACGCCTTAGCAATGCGTTTTGCAAGCACTTTCTATCTCCGCTCCAAAAGCGCCCACCCCTGCCCGCTTTCGCGCGTGACAAAATCATCCACATTCACCTGATCCCGCACCGCATACACAAATATTTTCTCAGCCGCGTTCAAGTCACCATTCACCAGCGGCAGCACGTCACCGCGCACCACAGCCAAGTCATAGGCGCCTATGCCGTTTTTGTCCGTGCCATAATCGTAGACCTGCGCCACGTCGGCTAGCTTGTGCGTCTTATAGGCACGCTCGAAATATAAGGCGGCATTTTGTGGCGCGGTATCCCAGCGGCAAATCACTTTAACCTTGCCGTCCAGATTGCGCGCGACCGTGGCCAGCAAAACTGTGCTGCGGCCGCCTTCGGGCCAGTTGTCCAAGAATGTCGCGCCCTGCCGGCATTGCATGGCTATTGTGTAGAGTTTTAGCGCGGCGTCGGTGGTGAGAAAGCCAGGATGATTGCCCAACTTGCCGTAGACTATAGGAAAATCAACGAATTTCGCCATCTTCGCTCTTCCCGCCGTAGCGCTGCCTGAGCAACTCGTTTCGCGCCATGTCCAGCTTATTCACCTGCGCGTTGAAGCGCCTTAGCGCGCCCGCATCCCAGTTTGGACTCGGCGAGCCAAGGCAATCGTCATAATATTCTTTGCAGATGATCGACAATTGCGTGCGGTAACTCTCCTCGATTGCCGCCTTCAGCCGCCCGTCGTCGTAGCTCATCGGTTTGGTATGGCGCGCAGTTTATCGGCTATCTCATTGGCCAGCCACAATTCTGCGGTGTTAATACATGCCTGTTTCATCTCTTCCCGTGCCCGCCTCACCATATCCGCCACCTTGTCATCGTCGTAATACACGGCGGTTATCTCATAGGCTATTTCGTCGGCTGATCTCACTTTACACCTGTGATTTGGATTGCACGTCTGATCTATGATTTGCCCACAACCTAGACATTTTACTAATAGGCAACTCATTTTGATGTCGTCGTACAGCGTGAGTCGCTAAACCCGCCGTTAAACGTGCCGATCTTGGCCCGCACCTCTATGCAGTACGCGGTATATCTTTTGCGATTTATCCAGTCATACGTCACCGTGTCCGCTGGCAAGGATGCCACGAGTGCATATTTCTGATTGCCTCTAGCAGTACGGCCCCACAACTCAAAACCCGTTTCGTCAGGTGTGTCGTCGTAAGTAACCCGTATGCTTGACGATGAGATGGCCGCCAACGTGAGTCCTTGTGGTACGGCAACCTGGGGCGGTGCCAGTGCAGGCGAGGTCCAGCACTGCTGCACTGACGGCGTACTTGAGGCAGCGCCGCCCGCCGTACCAATTATGTCCCAACAATGATTCACATTGCCCGCATCGGTAAATGTGTTCTGCATCGTGACAGTGGGCGCATTGACCGTGCCGATCACAATTTTGGTCCCGCTCGCGTCGCTGCGCCTCACCTGAAAGCCCGTGGCGGCCACAATGTTCGTACTAGGTACGCCTGCCGTCCAGCTGAGTGTCACCACGCAGTTCTGTGAGACACCCTGCGTCACTGGCGTGCAGACCTTCTGCGCCGATGCCACACTCGCCCACATGATGAAGGCTAGCACGAATAGAAGTCGTTTCATGGTTGATCCCTATGCCGTCTCGATCTTAATGGTGCTCACCACTTTGACAATCACATAGCCATCAGACGGCTTGGTGAATATCTGCTGGCGGCAATTGCTATCCGTGCCGCACGATGTGAGCGCACGCCTGAATTGGCGCTCGATATTGACGCATTGCTCAAGTACGGACGGCCCCGCCTTGGCCTGCGTCTCGTAGTCTAGGCGCACGTTGAGCATCTAGCGGAGTCTTATCACTGGACCAAACCCGCCGATCATCTGCAGCAGCCACAAAAGCACAAACACAACCACTACGATGTAGCAAATATTCTTAATCCTCGCGTCAATCGGCAAAAGATTCAGCACGTATAATATGAGACCGATCAATATCAAGAAAACCAAGATACCGACTAGGCTAATCTCCATGCTATTCTCCTTGGTAAAGATAGACAGTACCGCCGCTAAATCTCACCGTGTAATCCTCGCCCTCACGCTCCGCATGATACCGAAACACACCGCCGTCTAATTGCCTGTCGTTATAGAACCCGCATACCCACACGCGCGTATGCACCACTTCTTCCTGCGCGAATTGGTTGCGCAAGAATGGCGGTATCCAGCGGCGCGGAAATATCGGGTCTATTTCACTAGGCATTTATAACCGTAATCCTCAGGGTCAGGCTCAATGAATCGGCCACGATAAATACGCCACAATAAATAGGCTATCCAGTACGATTTCTGCAATGACTTGTTCTTAGGATTTGGCACCGTTTATCAGCGGGAGCGCTGTGAGTTTCTTTTCGACGGCAGCCGCGACTTCGCCATCTTCCAATATAAGCCGCTCCAAGTCCTTAAATCCTATGTAGCACTCGCCGCTCAATCCCCAGCTATCGGACCAAGAATTGCTGAGTTTGGCCAAGGCACGCTTGGTATCCGCGCCGCGCCATAACAAGCAGTGCCCACCGACTACCCGCGCACGTGGCGTGATTGAAATGATGCCTTCTTTATCGGGATACGTCATGGACGAGTACCAAGTCACACCAATTACCGTTGGACCCATAGTCAGCACCCACTCTACGGCAGGCTGCAACGTGAACGCCCAGACATAGGATTTCAGCCGGCCCATGCCCATGACAGCCTCGGCACCAGCACGCACAGACGTACCTAACTGGCGATCCACGTCGGTATCGTTATCTGGCCATTCGTCCAGCAATATGGCCTTATCATAAATCTGCTCCGCCGTCTGAATCGTGGCCGTGGTCTGAATTGGCGCGCATCTTAAGAAATTGGCCCAGCCCGCACCGACACAAATTCCTTCATTGCCCTGGTCCAGATTCCTAGCCGCAATCTTCCACGTCTTGCTCGTAGGCAGCACGACCTTGGCCGGCGATGGTAACAGGCGCCTCATCAGAAAGCCCTTGTCGCGCTCGTCCTTGCTGACGCGCCGTCCGAATGATGGTGCTTTAGCCATTACGATAATCCGATCTGTTTGCGCCACTCTAATGGGCGCCGTTCGTTGACCCAAAAACTAACCTTGTTATGGACGGTCATTGCACACACATTGAATTCATCGGCAATCTTATTCAGGACGTCTTGTTTACGCATAGAGGGAAGGGCGCGGCGCAACTCTAAATAGCGTATTGCGATGTCAATATCCCGCATTAGAAGCCGATAGTGAGCATTCTTCGCTTCTGCTTTAGCCGCCGCCTTATATGGACTGAATGGATGTTTTTCACGGCCCATATTTCTATTCGATTCGCGCCAACATCATTTCTAACTGGCTCTTGCGCCGTGCCAAACCTGCTAGCTTTGCGCTCAAGTCGGCGACCTGCTTGTTTAGCGCGGCCAACTCTTTCTCCAACTGCTTGCGCTGGTCGCTCTTGGCGATACCTGCTCCTATACCGAGAAAGCCGCCGCTACTTCTTCGCTTTCTTGATCGCATCAAGCCGCGCCTGCTGCCCTTGCAGCCGCTCAATCTTGGCCAGCATGTCGTCTATCGTGGTCATCAATGCCGCGGCAGTCGCCTCGTCTGGCGGCGGGTCGGCGGCCAGCTGCTCCTGACAGTGCAGAATCTGCTCCTCCGCCTTGGCAATCATCTTGTTTAGTTGATCTGTTTTTGGTGCCATATACATCTCCTTGTTTGAGTTGATAATTTCTATCCTGTGCTTGTCGAACCAGAAATAAAAGTCACCCGCCGTCATTCATTTAAACTCTGGCTGGATAAGCCTGACAACGGCGTCCAAATCCTCTTCGCTTGTCCACTCCACATCGTCATCAGAGGTGACGAAAGTGTCGATGCTACGGCAATTAAAATGCAATGGCGGCGTCAACTTAATGGCCCTTGGGTCATCTTTCTTGAATGTAATACCATCGGCTAACTGGCACACCTCGGTCGTGCGGTCATCCAGTATGCTCGAATGCTCGAAGCCCACAACGAAATCGGCTGCGGCATCAGCTACCGCCGCGCGCCCCTGTGCTATGGCCGTGGTGCTCTCTGTGCGTATGATGTTTTCTAATCGGTAAGGTTTCAGCACGTCGGCTTCGGTCTGGCTTATGCCCGACGGCTCAATCTTGGTCGGGTCGCCAATCCACGGCTCGAATATTGAGCGCAAATCGCCCATCGCCTCATTCATGGTGCGCCCGCCCTTGAGCGTTTCAAAGATTGAAAACTTGGCGTCGCGGGTTAGCTCGTCATCAACAATGCCCTTGATAAGCAATGCGCGGTTGTGAAAATAGTTGCCCGCTATGTCGGGACGGAAGGCGACGGCGTAGGATTTTAGGTTTTCAAGTTTGGCCACAGGCAATGGCAAATAAACTACAATGTAATCGTCAATTTGCTCGTGAATCTTAATCTCTCTTATGGGTTTTAGCATGTCAGTCGTAGACGCGAGTTTCATGAAATCACCTTCGCGCCTACTATAGACTTGCGCTTTCACCAACCATTCAGGTTTAATTTGCGCAACAGTCCAACTCCCAGGGGTACGTTTATCATTTGCAATAGTTTCTGATTTAGGGATATGGACTTCAACAATAGCAAATTCAGGCTCACCCTTAACTTGCGCGGCCAACTCGCCAAACTTATACGCTGTTGCTGGATTTTGTGCGATGAAAACCTCATGCTCTAATTCGCCAATTCTTGTGTAGCCTTCCCAATTCTTGAATTTGCCGGTAACTACGCCTTCCTTAATAATATCGGGTAAGCGACTCGCTAACGTACCATGCCAGCCTGTGAGATATGGCTTGCTGCTACTGCCACCTTCGCCCCTTGGCTGACTCCCACCAACTTGCCCTGGCCTGCCTTCATGGTCAGGAAATGAATACCGCTTCATGCCCTGCAACTTGACACGCAATTTTTCTGGCAACTCGGCTATGGCCGCGTCACGGTTACGCCGCCACACGTCCATCAAGTACGCCTCCACGGCATTCTGAAACTCGTGGCCCGTATTGACGCGTACCGATTGCGCAAACTCGGCGCTGAGCGGCCCTTGCTGCGCCTGTCTTTCTACGAGTTGCGTGAGCGCATCGCGCGCCGCCGTGATGTAGGTACGCAGCGCTATGCTCAGGCGCACGGCGTCCTTGTTGTAGATGTCCTTGATTTGCTGGAAGTCGGTGCGGGATTCGGCGGCGGAGAATTGTTGTTTAGAATGCCGCGGCGGTGCTTTGATTCGTGGCTGCGGGTCATAGCCCCATTCATGGATTGAATCGCCGTTTGTAAATATGTCACGCGCACTAACGCGCTTCATCAAGATTCTATACTTGCCATCAAACTGCGAATCTCCATGCTCCTTGGCGTACTCCCTATTGATCGTCACCCAATCGCCAGGATTGATAGCTATTTTCTGTTTCTCCTGTATCGGCAATGCCTTGAGCCTGTCCATTTCTTTAGAGATAAAATCGTAGTGTGCGCTGCTATTCTTACCGACTTGCTGCACGCCTGGCGGCACCTTGCCATGCTTCAGGATATACGCCTTTTGCTTTTCGTAGTCCGTTATCAATTCTTCATTGGTTAGATTTTTCGGCACGGCGCGATAAATGGCTACCGTGGCGTTAGGCTTGCCATGCATGCTCTGGATAATCGCAATGGATTGTCTATCCATCGGATTACCGCCGCCGTAGTGGCCGTAATATTCAGCGGCCTTTGGCCCATAAATATCTTCAGGATATGTGTTGGCTAAATCGTGCAGCGGCGAGCCACTATCGCGCATTGGCGCGGTATGTAACCCGCGATAATCTTCGCCTTCTTTACCTTTGCCCGGCTCGCCCGTTGGTGAGCATGAATTGTCTATGCCACCACCCTCGCCCGTCGGGCAAAACGCATAGCCCTTAACTTCGCGGTACTTGTCATACAACCTCAGCCCCACGCTGCCCGGCGTCATGTCCAGCGCGCCTAGCCACGGGTCGAGGGCGTCCATGTACGCCTTGCCTTGATTGTGCGCCGCAAACTCCCAGCTGTGCTCAAGCCGCATGGCCTCGCTGTAAGCCGTCTGTGCATCCACGCCCTGTTGCTCCAGCCACCACTGAAACTTGCGCCGCTTCTCTTCTAGGTTCGTGAAGTCAAAGCCCATCAGCGCCATGCGGTAGCCGTAGCCCTTGGCCGCGGTGGCGTAGGCGAAGCGCTCAGGCTTCTTCGGCACCGCACGCAGTGGACGCTCCCGCTCAAGGCGCAACTGGCTAAGCTGAATCAGGCGGCTTAGAAATTGATTGCTGTCAGTCTGCACGTTTACTGAATTCTTCTTGCGGTATGATTTCCCGATAGCCTGCTATCGCCTGCTCATCATCATCTCTCAGCCATACCCTATCATGTCCTTCATCAAATCCGTGATAGGCGGGAAATACGCCAAACGTCACACCAGACCAATAATCGTCAGGGTCAAATGTCACACGCACAAAACACTTGCACGTGTGACAAATAACCAGCATGTCACGCCGTGGGCGTCACGTTGTGCTTATCGCTTAGCCGCTGCAGATTGGCCGTCATGTCGGCGATTGTCTGCGTGGCGTCGGCCTTCTCCTCGTCCGTGCTGGCCGGGTCGTCCAGTACCGCCTGAGCCGAGACTATAACAGCCTGAAAATGATTAGCCTGTTTTTGCCACTGCGCCCCTGCCTTACCGTGTCCTGCTGGTCATCCATGTCATACGGGTTCACGGTTTAATCGTCGTCGAAGTCCCAATCACCTTTGCCGCTTTTCTTGCCGCTGCTCTTCTTATCGCTCTTGGACGAAGGCTTCTCTCGCCTTTCTTCTTTCTCCTCATCTTCTTCTTCCTCTCGTCGGGGTGTTGTGCCATAAAATCCTCCGGGTTAATGGTTATTATTCTGCGCATCACGCTACCACCCATGCTTTTCTATTTTCTCTTTTACTTCCAATGCCGTGCCTTCAATGATGATCGGTTTGCCCTTATCCACGGTAATCGTGAGTTTTACGCGGTCGGTATGCCAAATTGGCGGAACTAAATCATGCGGTGCCACTTGAAACACCGTACCCGAATACGGCGATGTATACGTCTTGCCCTTTATTTTGTAAGTGGACCACACTTCGCGTGACGGCCAATATTCCGCACGCATCTTTGTCTTGTGCTGCGGCGTGACTTGCACAATCTGCGACACAAGCCGTTTCGGTTTAGCCACGCAAACTCTCCACGTACTCTATCAACTGCGCCTCTTGCTCCGCACTAAATGATTGCTTATCCGCCGTGGGCTTAGGCGGCTGATTGCCGTTGCCATTGCCGCTAGCCTTGGGCACCTGTGGCCCTGCACCATTACCATTAGCCGTGGGCTGTCCGAGTGCCATTGGCCCGCCAGCCTTGGCCATCTCTAACTCGTTGTCCATGTTGGCCTGGTCTATCTCTGCCTGCTGGTCGGTAATCTCTTGCGGTAGCGGCTCGAAATTAATCAAATCGCGCAGCTTGCCCTCGTCCTCTGGGCCCTTGGTGAGCGCGCCGGCCGATAGGCCCATCAAGAATAACTCGAATTGGCGCTGGCGTGCCTCTTCTGTGACTTCCTTGAATTTAAACAGCGGGTACATGCCGTGCTCAATGTCATAATTGAAATCGAGTAGCGGCTTGACTAGCTGCTCGTTGATGACGGTCTCTATATCACGCCGCAGTTGATTCAAGATCCACAGAAACGCGTCAAACTCCTTTACCGCACGCGCGAAACTACCCGTCTGTTGCTCGCCGCTTAAACCCATCAATCCAGGCATCATTATGGCCACGCGTATGAGCTGGTCATAATAGTCCAGCGCGGGCATGAAGGCTTCGCCCGCACGCTGTGGCGGTTGTAATAGCTGCAGCACTATGGCTTCGGGCAGGATGATGCCGCTACGCGTTTGCAAGTTTTTCAAGAATTGCTCCAGGTCGTAGCGCTGATCGTCGTCAATTATGCCTTTGTATGTGGCTGTGGCTATCGGCTCGGCGTAGCGCTCTAATGCAATCGGCAGCATGCGCATCACGTTATCCTTGCACCAGTAGGCGCGGTATGCGGCCCTTAAGTCTGATTCGCCGTAATAATTGCCAAATGTGCCGTTATGACTGTAGATGATAAACTTCCAGGCCGGCATCTTAACCATGTTTTGCCAGACGCCGTTTTGGGTCAGGTCGCCTGCGCTATCCATCTCGAATTCAATGTCGTCAGGCGGACGCGTCTTTAGATCCTTAACGCCCCACATACCCTCAAACGGGCCATAGTCTATCTTCCAATAGACTTGCTCCGTGACCGAGTAGCCGTAGACCATAGCCGTCATGATGTCTAATAGCTTCGATTCGAAACTACCCTTCATCTCATTAAGGTTGAATTCGGCAAAGTCGGTATATTCATCCACCGCCTTGTCAGTCTCCTGGTCAGGCAACTCAGGCTTGCGTATCTCATAGCCCGTGCTTAGCACCGCATATTTCTTGGCGTTGAGCGCGGCTTTGACCTGCTCATCTTCAAGGTACATTTTGCGATATATGCGGATGCCCTTGCGGTTGGCCAGCTCATCGGGATTGTACGGCGTGGGCGTGAAACTGTTGCGCATGCCGCCGAGCACCGACACGCCGAAGTAACTCCCCGCGCTCGATACCACGCCCGCCTTGGGCACCGCAGGCTGTGTTGACTGGTACGTGGCTGGCACAGGCGGCGATTTTTGCCGTTTTTGGCCTGATTTTGCTATTACTTTAGGCTTTGGTTTAGCTCTTTTTGCCATTTGCGGCTATTTACCTATTGAAACGTGACTTTTGGGTTGTGTATAAGTATAAATTAGGGTTGCGAACCCAAGGCGGAGCGGTCAGCGGGAGACAGGGGCCGGGCGAACGATAAGCGCCGATTAAATACAGGCCGTCTCATAGGACACTTTGGCCGCTCCGCCTTTCACATCCACTTCTCCTGCCTTTGCATGAACGCATCCTCACTGCCGCATAGCATGATATACTCATCCGCCTCTTGTGAAAACATGAATTTTGCCACCTGCTTGTCCACGCCGTAGATATTGCCGTTCTCGTCGGGCATCGTGCGGTCAATATAGTCCAGCGCGGATTCAATAAAGCGAAATGAAAAACAGGATCGGGTCAGCATGGCAATCCTCTACTCACAAGCCACTGCCGTGCTTCGGTGTGCCGTTTCAACTGCACATCTTTATAACGCTTAGGTGCACACGCATTTAGCATCTCATATGCTTGCCTAACGACCTCGCGCTCGATTATTTCAAACTCGCTGCCATTAAAGTATTTGGCCAATTCATTACGGTCACGAAACCGATAGAGCATCTTTTGTGCTAGTTGCCGTATGCGTTCGCTTGTTACGCCGAATTGCTGCCCCACTTCGTCCAGACCGTGACCTTCTAAATAAACCATGCGTAAAATGACTAAGCTGCGAGCAAAGAATAAATCCACCTGATTACCAATCCGGCCGTAGCCGCTCGCCTACCATGAATATGGCCTTAGTGTTTATTGGCGGCACGCCAGTCAGCTCGTTGAAGGCGCCCGTGCAGGCGTCTACGATGTCGTCATGGCCGCCGCCTGGAAATAACTGAAACTCATCCAGCGCGTCTTTATTCCAGTGCGCAGCGAGCATATGGACATTGCCCGCTTCCGCCTGTGACGCTAGTGCGTTGGCTCTGATCTCTTTCGGCCCTGTCACCTTATCACCCTTGAAATCGTAGCCGGCGAGAAATGACGTATAGTCCGCAATCACCTTAACGCCGCTGTTATGGACAGCAAAATCTTTAACGGTAAAACTATGGCCACCGTCCACCGTTAAACATCGACACGGAAGCGTTTCTCCCTGTTTAACGATTTCAATGATCGGATCGGCTATATGATTCTCAAAAAATCGCTCCCTAGTTTGTGCATGATCCAATAGCAATCCAGCCTTCTTGCCGTAAACAGGGATTTGTTCGCAGAATCGAGCCTGCCCATCATTGCTCTTTCGTATTTCTAAGCGGTACATCGTCTGACGACGTTCTCTAAATTGTTTGTCTCGATAAACCCGCTCTCGAATCACAGATGGAATCCCAAATCTCAACAACAAATGACGGACACCGTGAAGCAATGCATAGCTTGTCCCATAAAACTCAATGCTCAGCCCATTGCCATAATAAATTGAGCCATCGGTAGCGAAATATGCTCCTAAAAAATGCGCTACTAAATCATTCGGCGCATTGAACACCCATTGCGGGACGACCTTTGTTTCTGTGCGCTTGCCAGCTAAGTCTACATTGCGCAACCAATCACGCACTCCACCTGATAACTTGCAATGCCAATGTTGTGAGCCAGCCCATCTTGTTTTAAACCCAAGCACTTCAGCACAATGATTTATGTCTTCTTTAAGAATCATATCTGAGCAGGTAATCATCGCGTGAATAGATGAGCCGTCAGCTACATAAGTGCAGCATCCGTCGCCAACAAAATATCCAGCTAAGCGAAACTCCTCGGCGATACGAGATGATACACCCTGAATTTCTGGCCGTGACGTTAATCCAAGACTCTGTCCGACTTTTAACAATCCCGCTTTGATCCAGCCGGTTGGCGTAAGAAATGGATGCTCCAATGCTGCCGTCACCGAGCGACCACTTTCTGTCTTAATGGTGACAACAGTTAATTCGCCCTGTTCATGCACTTTGGAGACAATTCGCCTCTGACCGTACCCATCAATGATAGAATCATTAACGCGAATTTCTTTTAACGGCTTGATTGAGCCGTCCGCCATTAAAACTTCCTCTTCTTCCCAAATAGGCGAACCCGGTTCTTGCTCCATGCGGATAGCCACATTACCGTAATTCTGTCGGTCAGTCTGCGCCGTCTGCATAATGAGTTGATCGACTTTATGCGGGCTGATTCTTTGGCGCTGAATGTCGGCTATGAAATACTCCCTGCCATACTGGCCCACAAGCGCACCCACGGTATAGTCAGGGTCGTTACCTTCTTTCGGCTCCGTTGCGGCACAATCCCAATACCGTACGAATCGCACGCCTTGGACGGGCAGCACCTGCGCAATCTTAAACCAATGGCGCATAAACTTACCCGCCGCCTGTGCCTCCCAGTCGCCATTCATCACTTGCGCACGCAGTATCGGGTCAAGGTGGCTCAGGCTGGATTCATACTCTGCAACATTAGCGGTGGGATTGTCGCGGATGCTGGCGGGAATAAATACTGGCGCGTTAGGATCGCCACGACGGTACGGATCAACGAAATGCTCTTTGGTCCACAGCCGTCCTTCGCCTATTGGGTTTGATGCCGAGCGCACACGGAGCGGTAGCGGATTGCCTTCGCTTTTACGTAGCCAACCAAACGGGAATTCATATTGCTGCTTTTTGAACTGAGTAACCTCATCAAACGCTACGTATGTCCAGTTGACGCCCGTATACTGATATTTGTCTCTATCAGTATCCATAAAACCAAACGTCACCGTGGCACCACTGGGAAACTCATAGCGATTCTTTTCATCTTTCCACTTGGCGTCGGTATCGCTCAGCCACTTATGTGCAAGGTCCAGTATGGCTTCAGGCTTATTTAACTCCTTGAATGTGCGCCGAATGATAAGCGCGTTGTAATTCGGCTGGTCAGCAAACTGTAACGCAGCCGCGAGCAGCGCCCAGCTTTTGCCCCCGAATCCTGCCCCGCCATAGAAGGCTTCCTTACAATCGAGCTTTAGAAACTCTTCCTGCTTAGGAAACGGCGTCATCTTGATGTACTTATTCAACCGCGGCTTCAGTTGGCCATCTGCCGTCAATATGCACGTCGGCGGGATGAGCGGCAGCCATGGCTCTAGCACCGCCTTCTTGGCATCCTCTGCGCTCTTGAAGCGTGCAGCAAAGTCGCGGCTTACTGCGGCCCAGTCTATTTGCTCAGCGGTCAAACCCATGCGCACAACTCAAATACTGCAATAGATCAGCAATGTTATGCTTGCCTGACTCGCAAAAATGACAGGATACCTGCGCTTCCAAGTCATCTGATAACGTCAAAATCTTACCATCCTTAACCGAGCCCTCTTTATTGACCTCACCAAAAATCAACCCTACACCCTTGAAATCACCCGTACACCGACACGCCTCATATGCACGCATACCGTTATAAGCCACTCTCATGTGTCCTAACTCTTTGCCGAAACATTGCGTTACGGTCCAGAAAATACCATCGCGCCCGCCGTCCGGCTTCCAAAACTGAAACAATGTATTTCGTGGAGCGATGTGCTGGTTTTTAATCGCAGCATCTAAAATCCCACCATTTATTTGCTCAGCGGTCAGAGTCATCAGTCGGCCCATGCTAATAGCGGCGCATCGTCATAGCAGCGTTTGTAAGCCATCTGGCAATACTCGATTTTAAGTTCTAGCCCAATACCAAACCGCCCCAGCTTATCCGCTACTAGCGCCGTGGTGCCCGCGCCGGAGAATGGGTCGAGCACTATGCAGGGCGTTATTGGCGCGTCGTGCGTGCATGTGGGCTGCCAGCCGAGGGTCGTGGATTGATATGCAATATTTCTTTGCATGTCTGAATAATTCCCATGTGCCGACCCGTTAGGATTAAACGGCGTAGTAGAACGCCGGCCGTCATATGTTGTCTGTTGACGCTCCGTCACCCTCTCCCACGGCGCACCGCACACGCTACACGCGCCCTTCTCGCTCGTGCCCGCCTTGATGCAGCGCTCGGCTATGGCCTCGGGAAATGTGGCAAAGTGCGCTTCGGGATAGGGCTGCGTGGCTATTTCCCAGACGGTTCTAATATTTCTGCCTGCTTCATTCGGTAACGGATAAGGACCACGATGGTTATTACCTTGATGTATTCGGCGGGCTTCTGATTCTGCGTGATTTATATTTGCCATCGTGCCGCCATTATTTTCGTCCCACAACCTAGCATGCGGCTCCCGTACCGCATCCTGATCGAAGTAATATCTTTCATTTTTAGTGAGCAGGAAAATGTATTCGTGCGCCTTGGTGGGCCTGTCCGTCACGCTCTCCGGCATGGGATTGGGCTTTGACCAGATAATATCGCTGCGCAGATACCATCCATCGGCTTGCAGGGCGAAGGCAACGCGCCAGGGGATGCCAACGAGATCCTTGGGCTTGAGGCTCCAATTTTCAAATGATTGCTGTACCACCGTATTGCCAATGTGAGATTTGCGGCTTTCTAATTTAGTACCGACGAAGCCGTTATGTGGCTGCGTGACATTACGCGGTTTTCCTTGTCGGGTAAAATGATGTGTCGCCATTGAATCGCCTAGGTTGCACCACACCGTACCATCGTCGCGCAGCACACGCTTCACTTCCCGAAATACCGCCACCATGCGCTCGACGTATTCTTCAGGCGATTTTTCCAATCCCAACTGGCGGTCGATGCGCGTTGCGCCGCATGAACAAACAGCCGCTGGTAAATCCCTTGGGAAAGCGTTCTCAGTTTGCTTGCCGGGTGCACCTGATCCACCGCGCCCATTACGATGGGCAACGCGGTCGTGCGCGTGAGTTTCATCGCCGCCCGACCATGACGCCGTACCGTAATCCCTCAGCCCCCAGTACGGCGGGCTCGTCACCACGCACTGAACGCTGTTGTCCTTGAGCGGTAGCGGATTAGTGACATCAGCCTGTAATATTTGCCAACTCATTCGTCATCGTCCTCAACCACATGCCCATTACCCTGCGTCACTGCGTATTGCTGAAACATCTCGGCAGGCACGATGCCCGCTGCTACCATCGCCTTGAATGCCGTCACAACCTGCTCGTAGTTTGTCGGCTCGTTTTGCTGCACCACGGTTTGCTGATTGACAATGACTTGCGGCATGTCATTCATGGACACAGGACGGCCGCAGGTATACTCCAAGGCTAACTTCACATACTCAGGCTCGCCGCGTAGCGCCCGTGCCCATATCATGCCCGCCAGCGTGCGCTCGTTAGTCCACCCTGCACTGTAGCCAACCATTTGTATCAGCCACTTGCGCTCTTTCGGCTCCAGCCCCTTAGTCTTATTCTCACCTATATCCTTGAGCCATGTGCGTACCGAGAATTCTTTACGCGGACGTCCAGCAGGGTTAGGTGACTGTCCGCCCTTAATCCATGCTGGATTACCGCCCTTGTTGACAACTTGTTTTTCAAACCCGTCCATCGCCGCTATATTAATCCCTTAGCCTTGATTTCCCGCATACTTACCTGCTTGGGCTTTACCGCCTTGTAAACTTCAACCAACGGTTTATCTAAATCCTTGCTAGTTATCTTTTTGTCTACCAATCCAATAAATACTAAATCCTGGGTCCGTCGCACTAAAGCATTGAGCCAACTGACACCATCATCTCTGGTACAATCCACATCGGTAGCCCACCTGCGCTTTCTATCCATCACGATTTCAATCGTCTCGACTCCCAATTGATCGTTGTAGCTATACCGCTCGACGTATCCACGCTTGATACCCCAAGACTGCATAATGGCGGTAAGCGGTATGTCTTTTCTCATATGTTGGGATCCCATACTGGCGGCGGGGGAGCTGGAGGCGGCGGCTTACGCTGTACTACTTCGCCGTCTACGGTAAGAGCTAATGTGTGATTATCGCAGTATATCTGATCGCCAAGCATCACCCAGCCATCGGGCACGCTCGGCGTATGCCTATACCATTGGCGCTTGAAACCGCACTTGTCGCAGATATAAGTCGAGCCTGGCTGAAACCCCATTTGCGCCACTCATATCACGTTTGCACTAGTAATAGTATTCTCCAACAACCGCCTCTTCAAATCGTGGCCGAGCATAAAGCCAATCTCCATGATTGCCCGCGGCCCAAACTTGCCTAACACATAGGCGCGATACGACTCGTCACTAAAATACCGCTTGAATGCATAATCCCTAAACGCCAGTACTTCTTCTGGCAGCAGGTACTTGGTCCCTAACGGCTCGTGCTCGTAACTGTGAAACGACCAGGCCAGCCAGTCTTTCGGTGGTGTCCAGCCTTGCTTGATTTTGTCATTCCAGAGTTGGCTACCAGGGAAGGCCACGGTGCAATACATATTCACGTATTCTGTCTTTAATTCGAGCGCAAGCTGCAGCGTGTCATTCATGGATTCTAGTGTGTCGTTAGGCAGGCCAAACATATAATTGGCAATGATATTTATGCCGTGCTGCTTAATGCGATTCACGGTGTCGATAATATCGTCACGACCATAGTCGCCCTTGTCTACACCGTCGCGTACCTCATCGGACACGGATTCAATTCCCAGACACAGCCACTTGAATCCGGCTTGCCGCATTTTATCCAGGAATCTGTCTTTGGTCTGATCAACACGGCCGTAACACCACAGGTTGAGCCTGTCACCGTAACGCTCTCTAATCCCGTCGCAAATGGATTCCACATGGTGCGGTTGCAGCACGAACATCTCATCATTAATTCGTATATTGGTAACGCCATAAGTCTCCACCAGTATGTCTAGCTCACGCATGACGGACGGCGCCGACCACATGCGATACATATTCACGCCGTCACGCCTAGTCGCTAGCTTGTTGCCTTCGCTAAATGGCGAATTAATCATGCAAAATGAGCACGCAAACGGGCAGCCGAGTGACGTGTAGATCGATGCGTATGGCGTGCGCTCGAAGTTATTCGTCCAGGCGTGGTGCGCGTAGGAGCGATAGCGGGCCATCGGCAGCAAATCCCAGCAATCGCCGGGCATGTCGTGGTCGAGGTCTTGGACGTTAGGAGCGTGTTGCGGTGATTCACTCGGCACCACGCCGCGCACCGTACCTGCCAAACCTTTCAGCTTGCACACCATATCAAACACGCTAATCGGCCCTTCGCCCGTACAAACATAATCCGCACCCGTTTCACGCAAACTTTGATAAGGCAATGCCGCTGGATGACCGCCTATCAGCATTATAGGCATATCTGGCATGACAGCCTTAAGCGCTTTAACCGTGGCCGCAGCCGCTGGCATTTTCTGCGTGCTGGCCGATGGCTGTGTACCGTGCACTATCACGCATACGAGCTTCGGTTGGAGGTGGCTTGCTAGCCTAGCCACAGTCTCGGCGTCATAGCCCATCGCCTCGGCGTCCAATATCATCACACTGATGTTTTTACGGCGCAGATATGACGCGATCAGGCGGCAGTGGATAGGCGGCTCGATGGCCGTTAAGCCTGCGCCCGTCAAGCCTTGAAAGACTTTATGCGGCTCGCCTGGATTGATGAGGATAACGTCAGCCATGCCGCTCTGCCCATTTCAGAAAATAGCCCGTCGGGTCACGAAAGAATTTCTGCACCACATTGACAAAATACTGCCGCGCATTGCGTGAATCACTAGTCGGCTCAATGTGCAATATGCGCTCAAACTCGTTATGCATCTCCCAATCCGTCGCCCTAGTTGATACCTGATAGATAAAGTCCAACGGCTCGTCATCTTCGGCCAATATCGGCGAGTCCGCAATCACAATCGGCACACGGCCAAACGCGCACGCCTCATACAGCCGTGCCGTATGGTGGCCCGCACCACCTGGACACAGGCAAAACGCGTTATCAAGCATGCCCTGAATGTAACTTGCCGCAATCTCGTGCTGCGGCGGCACCACCGCGCCCCAGAATTGATTCGTCTTGATCTCGGCAGGCAGCCCCTTACATGCGTCAATCATACGCTGGCGCAGGCCGTTCGGCTCAGGCTGGCCATTGAAATACAGGCGCCTGAGTGGCGGCGATGTCCATTCGGGTGCGCCATCGTCTACGAGTTGCATGAGTAGTCGGCTACACGGCGGACGTGCCATAAAGCGCCAGCCTTGCTGCACTTTCCCTGCGCGGCTGTAGGCATTCATGACGATGAGCGTTGCAGGCTTCAGCCATTCGGGCCATTCAATGCACCACCAATCACCCTCTAAATCAAAAATGTGCTTGCGCTCACGACCTTTATAGTGCTCAAAACGATTCGGGTGCAGCAAGAACGCCACGTTATTGTGGTAGCGGCCGCACCAAAACCAATCCGCGGCGCCAGGGTCGGTTGTCACGGCAAAGTGCGCGTCCACGTCGGCCTGATTAGCAAATGGCCAGCGCTCGAATCCCTGCGTGGGATACTTGTCAACGAGGGCGTCAGGGTAAATGAATAGCTTAGGCTTCAATTTTTACGTCGCCACGTTTCTCCACACACATTACAGCGCCAGTATTCAGCGTGGTTAGGATCGCCTATGTCCTTTAACAAAGCTACCAAACAACTTGTAAATGCATCGCACTTTGGACAGAACTGCTCTTCAGGTAAACCAAATGGATTGTCACGCTCTGCCTTTAGGGCTTCACTTTTCTTTCTCATACGGCGCCAGCGCCCGCTCCGACATCACTTCTTCTATAAACTCGCCATCACGCAGCGCTTTGATTGCGCACAGATAACAGGCATACACCATATTACGCGCATCACGGTAACGGATACGCCAGCACGCGGGTTTGGCCCCGCATATTTCACAGACAAGACGCGTGTCACCTCCACTATAAGAAAACGCTGCGGTATTCATTCATCCCTTTCATTCCCATGCCCCCCACGGCGACGGCGTGCGCACCGATTCACGCCCCTCTCGTATTGCCGCTATGCGCTCCACAAACATGCGGTGGTTATCCTCGGCGCTTCGCTGCCACGGCTTGACAATCGAGTGCGCCAACCGCGGCAGGCCATAAACGCCAATCTTGTAGTTGCACGTCGGCAACAAGCAAAATTTCCAACCTACCATCTCCGCCCTGATACCAATATGAATATCCTGTGACGCATAGCCGCCGTCAAATCTCTCATCCCAGCCATTGATTTCCTTCAGCACGGCTAGCGGTATCGAATCATTAAGGCTCGCATACCATTTATCGCCCGGCATGCGAAACATTTCAGTCTCGCCTATGCGCTCGCCCTGCATGCCGCCTTTGCGCTCGCGATAAACAGGCTCGACACAATCAAAGTAATGCCGCGCACGCTCGGCGGTAAACTCATCGGTAAACGACGTCCACCAGACATCTTCAATCTCTTTCGAGTCATTCATCGCCGGCCACGGATAGCGGTCCAAATAACCGCTGGCCGAGTAACCAGACAGATTCTTGTAGATATTCCAATGATCACGCAGGTAATACGGGTAGGCCCAGATATAATCGTTGAGAAAACAAATCAGCTCGCCCTCGGCATGGCGCAGGCCAGTATTCCAGCCTGCACAGTGGTCTATGTAATCGTGTGGCGTTGGCGGGACGTGCCTAAATGCAGGAATGAAATAATCATCTACAAACCTTTTGCGCGCTTCATGCCATTCATCGACATAAATCACTTCGAACTGTGGCGCATCTACCTGTGCTTTCATCGAATTGATAAGCATGTCCAAGCCGCCGAGCGAGATTGTGGTGGTGATGACAGAGATGCTCATTGCCAATCTTCGCCTAGATAATCCTTGATGCGCTTCACCACGCCATCAACGGTAAGTCCGTACTTTTTGTGCGCCTCGTCCCTACCCCACGGCTCAAAGTGATACACGTCAGGTATGCCGACGCGCAGTAACGAATTAAGGTTGTCGGCATCATGCAGGACTTCGCTCACAATCGAGCCAAGGCCACCGCTCAAGAAATGTTCTTCTAGTGTGATGATATTTTTCTGGCCTACGTGCGCTAGAAATTCATCTTTATCAAAAGGCCATACCCGCGCCACATCGACTACGCCAAATTCTAATTTCTCCTTTAGAAAAAATTCGCTCACCTTCAATGCCGTGTGCGTCATGATGCCTGACGAGACGATCCATGCATCACACTCGGACTTGCGCCAATTAGGATACAAAAACGTCAACGGCTTAAAGTCGTATTCGTCGGCCTTGTAGATATTCGGTATGCCTGCCCGATCAAATCTAATATATTTCGGCGTTAGCCGCTCATAGCTGAGTTTCGCCAATGCAGCGCCACAGACTGAATCGGCTGGCGAGTATATCTCCAAGCCACAGCATGTGCGCATGATCGAAATGTCGTCCGCCGTATGATGCGACGGACCCATCTCCGCATAAGCATAGCCTGCACCCACACCAAGAATCGTAATAGGCAATTTCGAAGCACACACATCTAGCTTCACAAACTCATGGACATGACTGGTCGCAAACGGGGCGATGCAGTACGTCCATACGCGTTTGCCTTCCTGCGCTAATCCAGATGCCATACCAATCATGTTTTGCTCGGCTATGCCTACCTGAATAAACTGGCGTGGCGTCTGCTCGACAAACTGATCGAGACTCGGTGCGCCATTGTCGGCGGTTATCAGAATGCAATTCGAGTCAGCTTTGAAAATATCGAATAGCGCATTGAAAAAGGCGTCGCGCTGGCCAATGATTCGCGGCGTTGCTTCGTAGCTCATTCCATGCCCAACTCTTTCTTGCTTTGCTCTAAGTCCGCGCCTAGGGGCGCTCTATAATGCCAGAGCCGCACATCTTGCATTACGCTTGCCCCGTGGCCCTTGTCCGTATGCGCGATAACGCATAGCGGTTTGGTAATCAACGGCCAGTCACGAAAGCCTTCTAGCGACTTGAATATATCGTTGAAGTCATGCCCGTCACATTCTCTAATCTCACACCCAAATGCCGCTAGCTTATTTGCCAACGGGTCAAGGCCAGGCCCATCGGACGCATAGAGCAATTCATCGTGCATACCGATTGTCGCTTGCTTGTTGTTATCTACAATCAGAATCAGGTGGCCATACGCCCCTACCGCCGACGACTCGTTGTATCGTCCACCCGCCGTGAATAGCGCCTCCCAATTGCTGCCCTCGTAAAGCTCGCCGTCACCGAGCAAGCAAAATATGAAATGCTTTTTGTTGGCAAGCCGTGCGGCGTGCGCCATGCCCAGGGCTATCGGCAAGCCATGCCCTAGCGATCCTGTCAGGACTTCAATCCCAGGCACGTTGTATTCAGCATGCACGCCGAGAATGCCACCAGGGGATGCGAAGCGGTCTATCTCTTCTTCGCTGAAAAAACCCAAATCGGCTAGGATTGGATATAAGCCGAGTCCACCCTGCCCCTTTGAGAGAATGAATCTGTCACGCCCATCCCATTTCGGATTCTTCGGGTCTACGTTTAGAAGCCCACCGTAATAGAGCGCCACGGTCAACTCCATTTGCGAGAAGGCCGTGCTCACATGGCCCGACTCTTTTCTAACCGCCATCTCCAAAACCTGGCGCCGCATCTGGAGCGCCTTGCCTGCCAGAAACTCAACATCAATCACGATTCACCGCCTTTAATTCATCCACCAGCCATTCAAGGCTTTCAGTCAAACCAATCTTTGCCGTCCAGCCCGTCTCGATGCAAAACTTATCGCAATCGGGCACTGCGTAGAAAACATCCGTCGGCCGGCGCAGCGTCTCTTTCTCGTGCCACTCGGCATACACGGGCACAATGCGCCTTAGCTCGTCGGCTATGCGCTGGATGCTGCACGGCTCCTCGCTACCGATATTGTAAACGCCCGGCCCGCATTTCGTGGCCGCGAGATAGTACGCCTTCACAATATCCCTCACATCACAAAACGTACGCACGGGCGACAAATCGCCATGCTCAATCACATCCGTGTCGCCGCGTGAGAACTGCACGAGCTGATAGGCTAGCGACGTAGCCACCAGGTCGGGACGGCGCGGATTGATATAACCAAAGGCGCGCGTAATCACCAGCGGGAATCCTGCCATCATCGAATAGCAATTGGCGTAGTGCTCCTGACACGATTTCGTCACCGCATACGGGCTGCACGGATTGTGCGGCTGCTCTTCACGAATCGGGTTTTCTATCTGCGGCACATTGCCGTAAATCTCGGATGATGACGCCAACACTACCTTCGGCTTTAACCCGCTTTCGGCTATGGCGTGAAAGAGGTTAAGAGTACCGCCGACATTATTGGCTAGAAACAATTCAGGCTCAGCGAAACACCGCTTCACGTTGGCAATACCCGCCAAATGAATAATCACTTCGGGATTAGCGTTTTTTAAAGCACGAGCAATCTTTTCATTATCCGTTGCTAGATTTATTGGATGTGAATAAACGTCAAGATACTTCGCCACTTCACCAGCTACAGGCTTGCGGCCGATGCCATACACCGTCTCGCCTGCCTCTTTTAGAAACTTGGCCTGATAGTAGCCAACCGCGCCCGTGGCGCCGACGATAAGAAACCTCACTTGCGCGCCACTCCCTGATTCTTTCTATACCAATCCACCGTCAACTTGAGTCCGTGATGCAGGCTGGTGCGCGCCTCGAATCCCATATCACGCTTTGCCTTGCTCACGTCGAAACACCGCCGCGCCTGCCCGTTAGGCATGGTGTGGTCCCATGTAATGCGGCCCTTAAAGCCTGTGATTTTCGCCAGCATCTTCACCACTTCGGCTATACTGTGCTCCTTGCCGCTCGATAGATTCACAATCTGCGGCTCGTCATAGACTTCGGCAGCTTTCAATATCCCTTCGCAGACATCAGGCGCATAAATAAAATCGCGCGTAGCCGTGCCGTGGCCCCATAGGCTTAATACATCGGCGTTATTGTCCACAGCCTCAACGAATCGACGCACCAATGCGGGTATGACGTGGCCCTGCTCCAGGTTAAACCAGTCGTGCGGCCCTTACAGATTGCCAGGTATCACCACCACGCTAGGCAGACCGTACTGCGTATAAACGGCCTTGGCCTGCACGATTTGCATCCTTTTGGCTAACGAATACGGCGCGCTCTCTGGCTGCGGCAAGCCATTCCAGTAATCCTCTTCTTTGGTCGGTATAGGCGCATGCTCAGGATAGCCGCAGCCCGCCGATACTAGCACGGCTTTCTTGATGCCGTAGTCGTGCGCGTAATAGAGCAGGTGGGCGCTCATGGTCAGATTATCGTAAAAGAAATCCGCTGGCCGCTGCATGTTAGCGTTGATGCCGCCTACCAGGCCCGCCATGTGCACGAGCACCGTCGGCACCCGCTTAGTGTGGTGGTTGATATACAATTCTTCAACCTGATTCGCGTCTCTCAAGTCGTAAGCCTCGTGGCTAGGCCCAACGATATACGCTTTGCGGTGCAGGCAGCGCATGGTGCGCTGAAAGTTTCTTCCAAGAAACCCTGCGGACCCTGTTAATAAAGTTTGGTGCTCGTCCCAGTTAAACATGGCCACCTAACCGAAACGGCGCGCCTTCGACGCCGACGCGCCTAGCCTCGGTGAATTTTCTCGGCTTCCTCCTTTGTGTTTATTTTCTTCTCTGACACACCCGACATCTGAGCGCGTAGCCAATTGTCGTAGACTTCAAGCAGCATCACCTCGACGCCATTCGGCCATATCCCCTTTTGCGCACAGTGCTCCAGAAAGGCTTGCAGGCGGTCGCTAAAGCGTTGGCTCATGATTAAAACCTCTTGCCGCCTGCAAAGTTTAAAGGGATTTTGTGCTTAACGCTTTTCCATGCAACCAAGCGGTCGGGTGCCCATGAGTACCAGATATAAACTTCAAGAATGTTATTCTGCTCAAGCAAGTCGAAAGTCCGCGCCTGATTCGGAGAAACGCTATCGTTTGGTCCTTTGACTTCAACGCCAATCGTCTTGCCGTTAAACCGCACTAAAAAATCAGGCCAGCTAGGACGATGGACCACCGTCCAATTATGGATATGCGCACGCTTGACAAAATCTTGCTCAGCAGGCACTAGCCGTTCAGGTATAACTTTAAAATTCTTTGCCTTTTTGATTTCCTTAGCGATGAATTTTCGCAAGCTAGGACTCAGGCTCATTGATTCTCTCCGTTCTTAACAAGCCGCCCCATTACGCGATGAAACTCAAGACTCCACTTGCCATATTCTTTTACCCGCGAATAAACCTCGTCCGCTAGTTTCTCGGCACGCGGTATTAGGCTATTGCGCCAGTCGATATAGTCACAGTTATGGACGTGCAAATCATTGCGCAGAACGGGTTGACCGTTGCGATATTCAATCTTGCCCTCGGCACAGCTACAAAACACAGTCATTGGTAATAGCTTTCTCCGTCATCACAATCCTTGTCCCCTCTTTATGCACATCCCAGCGGTTAAACCGCATGCCATAGTGAAAATGATCGACATACGGTATCTCGTATTGCGGCGGCGACTCCACGCGTATCGACAGGCCAGCCGTGTACTGATCCTTGATCATAGCCCGTATCCCGCTGTTGTCGCCCACGTATGGCGGGCCGTAATCGCCGTCAGCCAGAATGAATGCCATATCGCGCCTATCGGCATCGTCAAACTTGACGCTGCGCTCATTGAGCACCTTATAGCCCGCCGCCTTTAATAGCGTGGACATCGACTCCCACGTAAAATTGCACTTATGCGCGAAATAGAAGGCGTCGCTCCAGTTTATAATTTGAAACGCGTGCGGCACCTCTAGGTAAACAATACCCTTCGGCTTCAGTATGGACTTCAAGCCGCGCATGACGGCGAGCGGGTCGCGGCAATGCTCTAGGACGTGCGACATGACGACTAGGTTGAAATCCAGCAGCCGCTCTTCACATAACTGCTCGATAGTTGTGCCATCGCCCATCGGCTCCACGCCGCACACGTCCAGATAGCCCGCCTCCTTAAACGCGTCCACGCCCTCATAGCTAGCCGCGCCAACGTCAAGAATATGGGCATTATGCTTCACGTATGGTGCCACCATCTCGGCGCGTTTACGGTAGGCGGCAAACCTAGCCGCGCTATACGGCCGCTTATACGGCGGCTGCAATTCGGCCATGCGGGTAAACCAATCGTCGGTAGGCGATAACGCGCGCCAGCTAAACGTGCATTGCTTGCAAATCACCGTCTGGTGCACGCATAAACGGCCGATATAGACACTTGCCGCCTCATCGAAGGCACTCACACCGCATATCGCGCACGAGCCGCGAAACACCAAATCGGCGTGCGCAATCGGATAGCGCGTTACTGGCTCGGCGGCGATGGCGGCTAAGCGGGCATCTTTGAAGTCGTGGGTTAACATTTTTTCATATACACGAATCGGCTGGCCTTGGAGCAGTAGCCTTTATAGCCGCGCTTGGTCATAAAACTTCTATCCACACGGCGGCGCATATCACGCCTGATTATCTCGCCGCACTTTGGACACAATAACTTCACGCCAACCCCGCAATCCGAAACATGCCCTTCCAGAATTGCCGCCCGTCAAATATCTCTTTGGCCTTTTTCGCGCCTGCCTCGGCTATCCTTGCCGCCTCATTTTGCCCTGGCCCTAAATAGTATTTGAGTCTATCCACCAGCGTTGATGCGCCCTCGAAGCCAATGGCACCATTAGCCAGCAAGTGAAACGGCTCGCTGAATTTTACGTAATGCTTGAATTCATCTAATAGGCGCGGCGTCTCGTCGTTCGCGCTCTCCATCAACATTGCGCCGCATAAAGTCGCCTCAGACGTCCTGCCATTTAGGTGCTGAAACGTGACGGCACTGGTGAAATTTAGCGTAATCTTGGATCGGCGCAGCAACCACGCATAGGCGTCGATGCTATCCACTTTCTGCCCGACGATGCCGCCGCCGCGAGTCACGGCTATGCCCATACCATCAAGCCAGCCGAGATTGAGCGCACGGTCGAGACGGCCCGACGTACTGCCGATAAAGCTCAGCGGTATGTCGCGCTCGCCAAACGGCGCAGAATAGAATATGCGCGGGTCTTTCGGCTCAGGCAGCCAAAACGTCTTGTCGGCAAACGACGTGAATTGTTTCCAGTGCTCGGCGGTATCGACAAACACATTGGCCGTGACGTGTGGCGCATACATATCGGCGTGCAGCACCACATTCGGCGCGCTCTCTAGCCACAGGCCAATGACGGGTATCTTGTAGCGGTCGCGCAGAAAGCGAAACAACTCAGGCTCGATATTGCCCGCAAAATTCACTAGCGGCGTTGCCACAATCAAGTCTGGATTCCAACCGCTGGCATACGCGGCCAGCGCCTTGTGGCCGTCCTCACTCACGTCAAACCAGTAGCGCTTAATATCAAATCCCAGCGCCTCGGCTGCACCGATTGAGCAATACTCGTGCGGTGATTGGCGTAAGTCGCTCTCATAGCCGTGCATCGTTTTGTGCGTGGCGAATAGGATTTTCATGCGAATTTTAGGACTTCTTGCGCCATGCGTTTGGCAGCTATCTCGCAATATTTCTCTTCTATCTCGATACCAATAGCCTTGCGGCCCAAGTCCTTAGCGGCTCGCAATGTGGTTCCGCTGCCCATGAAGGGGTCAAGAATGGTTTCATCCTGCTGACAATAATTCGTCAAACACCAATTCATCAATTTTAATGGCTTCTGCGTCGGATGGTCTCGTAGTGTCTCTTTGCCTAACAAACCATTCCATTCAATTGTTATTTTTTTTACAGACTTACGATTGAATGAAGTCCAAGCTAATTCACAATCGCCAAAAGTTGGCATGGTGTTTAATTTATCCCAACTAATCCAATGGGTAGAGCGTGGCAACAAATCAGCAAAAAAATTACCGCCCCAAATAATAGCGTTTGATGCCATGTCTAAAATCATCAAAAAAATCTCTTGGCTAGGCCGTTCTGCGTCCCACGCATCAATGTACTGGCGTCGCCTAATAGGCGTGCCAAAGCCGCCAAAGCCGTCAAAGCCGTGTGACATACTCACACCATACGGCGGATCAGTCAGCACTAAATCCACCGGCTCAAGCTGCAGCAGTATTTCTCTACAATCCCCATGAAATATCGTCACCGCATCGTCCTGGTAATAGGGTTTCATAGCAATAATATCTGCCCCGACTTGCGCCCGTAGAGCACGACTTCACGCGCAAACTTCTTCTTATCGCCGCCGTAATGCCACGGCGTGGGTATGCGCCACATCTGGTTTTCAATCACAGTGTCGTCGTACAGAAGCCCGCCCGTCTCGTCGTAGAATCCCGCCAAGTCATCGGCTGCCCTGAAAAATGTGGCCTCCTCTGGCCCCCAGTAAACCTCGCCGTACTCAGGCATGAGCGCCGCTATCGGCTCGCCACGCTCAAGCACGCCGTCAAGAATCTTATTGTACTCGGCCATCTCGTTGCGCCAGAAAGCGCCGTTGCTGTACATAATCGCTTCGATGAATGTGCTCGGCATAATACCCTTGGTAAGCAAGTCCTGCAGGATAAAAATACCCAACTTTAGCCCGTGCAGCGCCATAAAAATCCATGAAAAAATATTCATGCGCCGCCACTTGACTATGTCCATACTGCTCGTCTCGACAACCAAATCCTCATACTCGGCCAGATAACCATCGGCCCGTACCGTGCCGTGAATCTCGGCTAACTCTATACGCCGTGTGCGGATACCAAACTGCGCCTGATAGTCGGGCCGGCCCATCTCGGTATTAGGCAAGGCCATCAGCGGGTAGATAAACACCTGCCCACTCATGCCAGCCGCCACGATCTCGTCCAGCCCCTGCTTCCACGTCTCGTATGTCTCACCCGGCAGCCCGACAATAAATTCGCTATATGTCGGCACGCCTTCGGCGTTGAAACGCTCCTGCAGCTTCTCGTAGGTAGACATTTTGATATTGCTGCGCTTGATATTCTGCAGCACCGTGGCGTTGTTGCTTTGGCGTGCGAGCGTGACGCTTTTAGACATGCCTGCGTCGGCTAGCATCTTGCCTACGGCGTAAACCTTGTCGTCGGTGTTCTTGCCGTAATTGACGCGAAACCGCTGCGGATAGCCGTATTTCTCTTTGGTGGCTATCAGGTACTCGGCTATTTCACGGTCGCGTGCGAGCATGCCAAAATTCGACGCGCTCCCAAGTGCATACGGGATTTTATTACGCCCCAACCATTCAATCTCCGCAAATACTCGGTCTAGTCCATAGTAGCTCATCTTGTGTTGCCCAAGTCCATATTCGCAGAATGAACAATTTTCACAGAGCAACCCGTTAGCAAAAAAATTATGATTCGGCGTAGCTTCAACAATATCATAAACTCGCCGATGCTCGCTTGGCGAAATCTCTTCTACTGCACACCAAGAAACCTTTGCAGTCGTTGCACCATCGCTTCGTTCAACTTGTCGTCGTTCCAAATCACAAAAATCTCCCAACCGAAATATTGATAATCTGCCGCTTCCATTTCCACGTCCTTTTCCTCTTGGTGCCAATAACGACCATGAGCGAGAATCGCTTTTCTTACTCCCTTTTTGCAGTGGATAAAATCTGGATTGCGACAACCTCCCGATACTCCCGGCCCCAACCAAAATGTCCTGTCGCCAGTATATTTGAATGGCAGTTGATACTGTTGAAAAAATTTTATCAGCTTGCTCTCGAAACCATTCGGCGGCTCGCCAGCCTTTAAAAAATGAGCGGCATGCCATTGCGGATCGTTCCAATATTGCCGCATCTTTTGCTTCCACGATTCGATCATTTGCTTGTGCTTGATTGGATCTAACCGTCGCATCGGATTGTTGTCGCCAGTTTGCCATGCGTAACCGAGCCTCTTGCTTGTTTCCACCCCTTTCCTCGCATGTGCTAGTCGTTGTTCTCGACTCATTCGCCGCATTGGACTGTTGTCGCCAGTGAATTTCAGGTAGTGCCCCATTGCTCGTTGCGTTGCTACCACCTTCGCTACGTGTTCTGGCGATTTCTTTATTCCCTTGTTCATACCCGGATGTCTGTAGAGACCCGCTGCTGCTGCCCTCTTTATCCCCTCTATTCGCCGCTCTTCGCCTCCGCTTTGCTTCCGACTTGCTGCAGCTTTGATTCCCCGGAGTCTTTGCACTTCCAACGGAGTCGTTAATACTCTCTGTCTCAAGTGCGGCAGATAGCACCCCATCGAACAATACATCCTCTCTTTTGGCCGATGATCTATCGACGTTCCACAACCCTTGCAAAATCTTGTCGCCGACTTTAAGGTCGCCTGCTGTAACCCATCCCCTGTCGGTGTAAAAAGGATGATCTCTAGTTGCTCCAATTTCAGAACCTCCCGCTACTATCTTGATGGTTTCCTTAATGCCGCTACAAATCGAAAATGCGACTCTATTCCACGCAAGGCATTCGTCTTTCTCATTCCAACCTAAAATATAATCACCGGACTGCACTGCTTCTATATTTTTTTGCCCTGTTTGAGTAACTACCACCGTTCCTTCCGCGAGACACATAAATGGGCATCCGCGATCCTGCTCCAAGACGTAGCTATACTCTATTGGCTCTGGATGCTGCTCCAATAACCCGTCAAATAAGCCGGTCAACGCGGGCGACGGCAATTCATTCAACTCTTTCTGAAACGGATAATCCTGAGCGCAGTAGTGCACATCATTGTCTCGATACGTTATCTGCGGGATACCTTCAAAGTCCGTGCTGTGAGTTTCCGCCCAACGCTTTAATACGGCAGTAAACGCCTGCTCACCCGCGCGTCTGACAGCTACGTCGATAAATGGATGCTTGGATAAATACTCAATGGCGTTATCGGGCACCTGCAATCCACCAAACACAATCAGGCACTCAGGCCAACGGCGTTTCACTTCGGCGGCTACTGCCAGGTTTAATTGCTCATTCCACACCGCCACAGAGAAAGCCGCCACGTCCACACGGTTGTCATAGTGCTTGAGAATATTGGCCGGCTTATCCACGCAGTAAAGAAAATCGCCAAACTCGTAATTGGCCTTGATGTCGTCATTCTGCTCGGCATAGGCGCGCAGCAATCCCGTAGCCAGCGGCAAGTAGCAGTTGCGGCCGAGCCTGATGTTATATTCGTTTAGGACTACGCGCATGACGACACACCCGTTATCATTGCATCCATCTGTACTCGCACAATCCGCGACACAGGCTTGACCGCCTTCTTCAGCACTTCGAAAATATACCGCATGTGCTCTTCGTTAAGCCCAGGATGCACGCCAACGAAAAAGCCGCCATGCATGATTCTGTCCGTATTTGCCAAGGTGCCGTGCACACGGTGCGTAATGCCGCTAAACGCGGGTTGGCGTAGCAGGTTGCCCGCGAATATCGGCCGCGTCTCAATCTTAGCGGCCTCTAACGCCGCTATGATTTCACGCGTAGGCACGCCGCTGTTATTGATTAGCGGGTAAGCATACGGCGACGGGTCGGCGCGTGAATCCCACTTTGACAATATGAAATAGTCAGCCAACTCGGCGCGGCACATGGCGTGCAGCGTGTTGAAGTTTTCTTGCCGCTTGCCGATGATCGTGCCTAGTTTATCAAACTGAGCACACAGCACCGCCGCCTGCATATCGGTTGCCTGCATATTGTAGCCGATATTTGAATACTGATATTTGTGATCGGTCCCTGGCGGCAATCCTGGCGTGTCCCATTCAAACCGCTTGCCGCAGGTATTTTCTTTGCCTGGCGCGCAGTAGCACGACCGACCCCATTGCGAGATTGAGCGTGCTGCTATTTTCAATTTAGGGTTATTGACGATGACGCTGCCCGCCTCGCCGCAAGTCGTATGGTGCGCAGGGTAGTGGCTCAGAGATGCCATGTCGCCGAAGGTGCCAGTCAGCATGCCGTCAAACCTAGAGCCTAGCGCATCGCAATTGTCCTCTAAGAACAACAAGCCATTCTTGGCACAGAAATATTTCACCGCGGCGCAATCAAACGGCAGGCCCATCGGGTGCGGTAGCATGACGGCGCGCGTCCTTGGCCCAACTGCACTAACAATGTCCGTGAATGTCGGGTTATAGGTGCCAAGACCCACGTCCACGAATACAGGCACAAGCCGATTTTGAATAATCGGCGCTAGCGTAGTCGGGAATCCCGCCGCCACGGTTATAACTTCATCGCCATCCTGCAGCGGCCTAAGTCCGTATTGCGCAATGTCCTTGCTGCATACCGTGGCAAGCATGAGCAGGTTGGCCGATGAGCCGCTATTGACGAGCAAGACGTCGCGCGCGCCAAAATACTTGATCATGGACGTCTCGAATTGCTCCGTCCACTTGCCCGCCGTCATCCATTGCGACAATGCCACGTCTATCAGGTTGAGCGTTTCCTGTTCGTCAAAGAAATGCTTGCTGTAGTGGATCTTTGTCTGGCCTGGGATGAAGTCCTGCGGCGTGTGCAACGCCTGCACGAATTTCTTAGCCAAGTCCCAGATCAACTCAACGGTGGCGTCCATTATCGCCGCCCGCCCATGACCTTGCTCATTTACCAACCTCATTGAGCCATTCGGTCGCTTTTTCGAGCACGGTGAGGAATCCACCTTCATAAACTCGGTCGCCATATTTAACGGTGCAGGACGGTGATAGATCAGCAAATGTGCGCACCGTTATATTCACCGCTAACGGCCATTTATAACCCTTACCCGAAAGTGCGCTGTCAGATTGCCGTGTCGTCACAACACATAGCGCCGCCAAGAATTCATCGACAACCTTACTCATTTTCAATCCTTCTCATTACAATAATACTCGTACGTCCGTCGCAGCCCATCATCCAGCGACACGGCTGGCGGCGGCGCTAACTTCAATATCTTGCTGGTATCGGGCCGCCTGCGGCTCGGCGCATCGCTTAACCGCTCCTGATTGTCCACATGCTTCATTTCGAGTTTCGGGAATAGCGCCTGCGCCGTCCAGCCAAAGGCGTTGATCGACACCTCGCTATTGCCGTCGCCCACGTTATAGGCTTCACCATTCTCACCGTCGAGCAGCACGGCCATGAATTGCAGCACGGCATCGCTGATATAAACGAATGAGCGCGTAGCACGGCCGTCGCCGTAAATGGTTAGCGGCGTCTCCGTCATTAGCGCCTGCATGAGCTGAGGCACTAGGCGACCATCGTCTACGGCTTCGCCCGGCCCGTAGATATTAAACGGTCGCACCACCTTTACGGGCACGCCATGCATCTTGTGGTAAATCTGGCATAGTGTCTCGCTTAACCGCTTGCTTTCGTCATACGGGCTTGATGGCCCCGTAAACGAGCAATTGCCCCAATACGTTTCTGGCGTGGGTATAAACAGCGCAAACGGATCGCCGTAAACCTGCACGCTTGAAAAATGCAGCACCGCCTTGGAGCGTGACTCCAGCGCCAACCCCAGAATCACCTTAGTCAAGTCCACGTTAGCTTCAATCGTCTCTAACGGCTTTTCTAAGTACATTTTGGCCGACGCTATGGACGCTAGGTGAATGTAATAATCGGCCCCCGCCGCGCCCATATAGGCCAGCGGCGCCTCACACTGGAGCAGCTTGACGTCCGTACCCCGCACGACGCGACTAGGGGCAATCATCGTGTCATAGCCCGTAACCTTGACGGACTTCTTGAAATATGTCTCGTTGGCGTAGGCAACCAGGCCCATCAGGTAGCTGCCGACAAACCCCGCGGCGCCAGTAATAAATACCTTGGCCCCCGCTAAATCCTTGAAAGTAGGCGTGATGGCATCGAGGATGCTGTCATAGTCGGATTGTAAGACGGGATTCATTCACCATCCAAATATAACTGAAAACACCGCAGACCAGACCACAGCTATAATAAATGCCAAAATCAACCATCTCATGTCTTTATCACGCTTCAGCTTGCTTGTGTGACTTATTTTAGGGCTGTTTTGCCCTCTCTGGCTGGACGAGTCATAATCGCCCACAGCATGTCAAAGTTGGATGGCCTGATGGTAAACACGTAAACCTCAGCATCGGTGTAGTGAAACACCTTGCGCCACGCGTGCAGCCATTCATGCTGTTTTTCGCTCACTTTGCCCTTTTCGCTTTTAAGCTCGCACACTATCATCCTGTGCTTTTCTGGATGGATCATTACGCAATCGGGGAAACCTTCAGGCGAGCGGTAAGCGTTAAAGGTGTGGTAATACAAGTAACCGTTTAGCAACGCGGCTTGACGCACCTTCTCCTGCAATAGCTTCTCGGTAATAACGGGCATGCCGTCCTTGCCAACGGCTCTAGCCCTATAATTTCTCATTGCGTGCGTCCTGGGGCATTTCTACGGGGTTTAAACGGCATTCTGGGCGGGATCGCCAATGCAGGTTGTGACACTGGCAGCATATGTAGCAATCCGAGGTGCCCGTCCCGACCGACAACTCGCGACAGTCGGCGCACTCGGCGTGCCTAGCCTTGCACGTTTTCTTGACTGGCATAGGCTCCTGACGCTTGATCATGCCTTTTCTCTATACAAAGCGCACACCTGCGCCCAGTGTCGCTCGTACTCATCCATTGTCATCTTGCCTTCATACACGGCCAGCACCAGCCGCATGCCTTCGCGCTGAAGCTCGCGGTTTCTAACGATTTTGCCGTGTGTCCTTTCGTATTTCTCGTCCGCCAAACGTAGATCTTGCAAACTCGGCTTCGGCTTCTTTTCTGGCGTTGTGCTCGGCTTCCGACGTGCGGGCATTGCTCCTTGCCTCCACTTTGTCCAGTATTCTGTCCAGGTAGGGCCACCAGTCATTTGACACCTCGCGGGCCAATGGCTCAAACGCTTTTAGCGTGGCCACTATGATTTCAGGTTTGTAAGTGCGCTCGGCGGCAGTTATCCACCTAACAAGCCGTCGAAATTTCGCCTTATCTATGGCGTAGATACGATCACTGACAATTTTTATTGCGGGATTCATAAGATTTAACTTGACACGTCATTTTTGGATGACATATATAAATGCTTCAATAACCCGCCACTGTTAAAGGGTGACTCTCCGAAATACCTTTCGTAAGAAAGGTGCAACCTTCTTAGGTTGCGGCGCTTCGCCGATCTTAATTTCAACGTAAGCATTATAAGTTTCTTCTCATGTCTGCCGCCTCATGTTTAGAAGCGGCAGAGTGAAAAGAAATTCCCATTTACCCGACAGCTTCCTCTTTCAAACCCACTAGCACGCGTTTTGCTTTACGCGCTAGATATGCAAAATCGTCGGCAAGCTCCTCCATCCTAGCCCTGTGTTTTACTGAGCGCTCATTATTCGCACAAGCAGTCCATGCCGCCGAGCTGTTTTGCGATTGCTGTAAAACACGCTGTACGGTTGATACACTACCGTTGCGAGCATTATCACGATTCTCGCTCGTGAGAACATAACTGCCATCTTTCTCTGTGGTCACAGCGAAAAACCGATGGCTGTCCTCGGCTCCGGGCCGCCCCGTTTTCACCAACGGGACGGTCCAGCCATACTCCGCGCAATGCTTCCGCAAGTGGTACAAAGCCTGAACGACACTGGCAACGCTCACGTTCTTGTTCTCATGGCGCACCTTGCGGAGCAATTTGGTTATGTCCACAGTAGTCCGACACCCGCCATTATCGACAAGCACGTCAAACAAGTCATCAAGAAGAATGTCCACTCTGGGGCGTTTCTTTGATGGCTTCTCGAATGAAATTACCTTACCCATGATTTTTTTCCCTCCTTCCTTATCGCACAACCGACAAGCGGTCGCGTTTCTTGGTTCCACCGGCTATCTCGATTGCTTCGTGAACCGCGTTGGAAACCTCCAGTAAATCCTCTGTCACGGAATCTAACGTCTTTTCGGACATTAGATGGCGGTGCGTCTTTAACTCCTTAAGACACTTCTGCATTTGAGAATTTGCATCAGCGGCATAGGCGGCTACTTGGAGACCGACAACCAACGAATCCGCCTCATCATCATTCGGGACTTCTCGCTTCTTTGGCGGCACTCGTTTTATGACTGCTTCAGCCTCTGTTCTTTGTTCGCGGGCTTCTTCGAGCGCCTTTTCCGCCGCCTTGCGCGAGCGTTCATCTTCGGCATCCTTGAGCCTCATCTTGGCTTCGCGTTCCTTTGCAGCGGCTTTCTCCATATCAACGCGAGCACGCGCTTGTGCTTTTTCACGCTCGATTTCCTGTTCGCGTCGGAATTGACTCATAAAGTCTTCGGCCCAAATCTGCGAGAACGATTTGCCTTTAGCTGCCTTCAGCATCGTGGCAAGCATTTCTGGAGTACGAGCTACTTTATGGACGCCCCACGCTACGGACTTGCCCCGCGTTCGCGGGGGAAAATTGTAAGCAATTTTACGCAGTTCCGCTAAGTGACCTGTTGAATACTCCTGCCCATTCTCAAACAAATATTCAGCCGCCCGTTCAATTTCCGCGTAACTCCCGTCTTTAACTTCCGATGGGTCTCCGACTTCGGCAAGCAACGCATCGCCGATTTCCCACTGTGACCCGTCCCGCCTTTGCGCTGCCGCAAGTGTACGGGGAAACGTCTTTCTTGTAGTCATTGCAATCCTCCTATAATTGAATTTAAGGTCCGGCTTCATTCCGGGTTAGGCTTTGACGTCAAATGCCACCATCCACAATTCGGACACTGATAAACTTGTTGCTCACGCCGATAGAAATTCCCTAATTCCCGACCTTTCATTGCCTCTCGAAGTCTGTCTCGTGCCGCACGCTGGGAAAACTTGACTTTGCGGCATGGCTCATTTCTAACCGTCAATCCGTCGGGAAATCTCAGTGGGTTGAAAATCATTGGTTCCATATCTGTAACCTAGTGCTGCCACGTAAAACAAATTTTTTTAGGCTCCGTCCGTTATGTGCTCCACCGCCAGCGCTATAGCTTTCGGTATCTTCTTGGCCCCTGTCTCGTAGCGGGTCATCGTTACGCGGTGGACCCCTAGCCGTTTAGCCAATTCGCCCTGGGTCATTCCTGCCCGTTCCCGCCTGCGCTTCAATTCTTCCTTTGTCATACGCGCCTAATGTAGTAATCGGCTACTACCGTGTCAAGTCCTAACTATTAGCTGATACTCAAACAGCCCATTTTCACGCTCACCACGAGCGCGGCGCTGCACTTCGTAGCCGCCAAACTTCTCCTTGCGCAAATCGCGTAGCCGCGCCGATATGCTCGCCTGCGGGTCGCCCGTGGCGGCCTCAATCTCGGCCAGTGTGCGCCAGCGGCCATCGGACATGGCGGTAAACACGCGCAGGCATTGGCCGGTGAGCCGCGCCTTGTCGTGTGCGCGCTCGTAGGTGGCGCCGTCGAAGTCGGGCTTACGCTGCTCTAGGTGCGCGGCGAAATCGAAATAGAGGTCTTGCTCTGGTCTATTCATTGCCATATTCCAGCCCTTTCAAGCTGTTTTTTATACTTGGCCATTGGTTTTTCCATAATCCACAGAAACGAATGATTCTTGCGGGCATGAAACTGTGTTTTCCACCGCTTGTGGCTTGTCTGCGATGACGGCACGAGAATGAATAAATCCCGCGCAAATAAACCCTGAGACAATGCCGCATCGTAAATCTCGATATGTGACCACCGCTGCACACCGCTCTCCACTTCGTCTTTGCATTTGATCCACAACTGCCCGCCCTCTGGCTTTAGCACTCGGCCTGCCTCTTTCATTCCTAGTTTGTACAACTCAATAATGTCTCGGTGATACATGCCCTTAATGGTGCGCGATAGACGGTAACGATTGTCGGTGACATGCTCGCCAGGATTGTGCGTATATGGTGGATCAAATACGACAATATCCATGCACTCGTCTTTGTAAGGCAATGCGCAAAAGTCGGCTTTAACCATCATACCGTGCTTGGGAGAAAAGAAATCGGCATTTTTATCAGGCGGTATCGTATGCAGGTCGGTCATAAATAAGTTGATATGACTACAGTTAATCTTTCGCCAGAAAACACCCAAGCCATAAGTCATATCCAGCACGTTGCTGTCTTTCGGTAGGTATAATCTTGCGACGGCTGCCAAAAGGTCGGCATTATTGCCAGCATGAGTTGTAACAACAGCCGTCATTGCATCGCTGCTAGCGAGTACGGCATATGACGTGCCGTTCCTTTTAGGTATTTGACTAATCCATTTGCTAAAACATTCATGGTGTCAGGTACTGAGGGTGAGGCAAAAAAATCAAAGGCCGATTGCTTGTGGATCAATGCCAAAAATCTATTGATAGTTGCCGCACTGGCGTCATCTTTTTCTTGTCTCGTAAACTCAATCCATAGGCACGATGGAAACCATTGTTTAAAAATTCTCGCATCACGATCATCTACTTTCCAGCGTTCCCGTAATGACCGTTTGCTGCCTCCACAAACAACCATCAATCCATCATTTCTGCGAATAACGTGGTCCGGCTTTATAGACACGGTGCCACTGCAAAACTTTTGCGCATTTTCAATATGAAACATATTGTCTAATGAATGGCGTTCTAAACAAGTCACTAACCATAAATGCATATCTTTTTGAAATCTGGTGCCACCTTTACTTTTATCACTTTGTCCCTCTCTGTTAGTTCTAGGCGGCATCTTGCTCTAATCCTTTTTCTAATCCCATACGCCAGTATTTTTTCTGAATCTCTGCTCCAACAAATTGTCGGTCTAGTTCTCGCGCTGCTATGCCCGCTGTTCCACTACCAGCATAAGGGTCACATACTAATTCGCCCGGTTTGGACCATGCCAAAATAACTCCTTTAGCCAGCTCAATCGGGAATGGGCAAGCATGGCCATTGCCTCTATGCCGAGTAATGGCCCAAACATCTGAGCGATAAGGCAATGCCTTTGTATTCTGAAAGCGATATTTGCCATCGGTACGGCGAAACACATAAAGGCGCTCGGTATGTGGCCAGATAACCCTGTCGCCGTGGTTATGAGTTGACTTGCGGTCCCAGATAATTTCTTCCATTAGGGTCAAGCGGCTTCGCACTTCGGGCCGTAAAAACCATTCTGCCGGATGAATCATCGCTCCATTACGACGGCGTGGTTTATGGTTGTAAACAACCGTGCCGTTTACAGTCAAATGATCGGCGGCCCAAACCAGAAATTTTGCCTGCTGGTCCTGATATTCGGTTTCGGGCAAGCTGTCTGGATAGTCACGGATGGCACCATAGGATTTAGGGTCGTATGTACCTAGCCGACGATTACGAAGGCCAGTCTTTGCGGGTGATTCGCTACCAATATTGTATGGCGGTGATGTGAAAATTAAATCCGCCTTTACCGAATTCAACACATCGGCATAATTACCGTGATGTATAATTATTTTTCTGTTCTCGTTCATTTCGCCCCTCTAATCCCCCACACAGCCCGCTCCAGCTCCAGCTTGAGCGACGCGTTATCAAGCATGCTCAAGTCCTTTGTCACGCCGTAAATGCGTAGCAGGCGCACAATCATCTCGCGCATTGCCTGCTGGTGCGCGTAATCAATCTTCATGGCTCCACGTCGTTACTAAGCCTGACAATCTCAGCCTTGAGCCTGTTTATTTCCAATGCCGCCTGTAGTGCCAGTTCGTCTCTCTCGGCCTGACAGAGTTCGCTGTGACGCGCCTGGGCCTCCCGCAGCGCGGCGGCAATACGCTCGGTTAAAGCATGATGGTAACTGCTACCGATCAGGCTCAATGGCAAACAAAGCGCCACAATCTCCTCGGCTTGATTCTCCGCATCGTCATCGCTCATTTCTTCCCCTCGGCTTGGGCGACTATGGCCTCTACACGCTTTTGAAAATGTTTAGCAACGCAATCATCCTCAGTGCAATCCCTATGGTCCGGTAAAAAAAACAACGCTTCTCGAAGCACCGTGGTGAGTTCCCGCAGCGCGGCGGCAATGGCGTTGACGCTCGCCTCATAGTCGGCCTTACACTCAGGCCTCCAATCGGGCATCGAGCAGTAACGGCAATGATCGGCCAACTCACGCGCCTTTTTTTCCGCATCATCGCTCATAATCCCGCCTTGGCCGGCGTATCGGCCAGCTCCGCGTCCACGGCGGCATCCACTTCGTCAATAATGCGCATGGCATGGGCAATAGCAGCTGCATCGCTCCAAACTGGGGTGCCACCTATAAGTGCTGCCGCCAGCTGCGCTACTTTGGTCTTGTACGCCGCGATGTCAGGTGAGTCGGTTTTGAGTTTTTTCATGTCATTAACCACAATACCGTCATAAAAAAACCCACGCCGAGCGCAAAACTGAGCACTATATTTCTCACGGCACCCTCCCGTCGTGCATCAGCTCGCCGCTAGGTAGCCAATGGCCCGTGTCGTCGCTGAAATACCAACCATCCACAAATTTTCTCTCCGTCAATTCTGGGTCGTTATAATAACCCTCGGCCATATAAGGCGACTTGACAACGATCTGTTTAGCTACGAGCGATACCTCAACACCCGCAACCGGCTGACCCACCGGCAAGCGACCCTCTCCTATCGGCTGATCGCCTGTCACGATCTTGCGGCAAATTATATTCGCTTCACTGCACGCATAGCGATTAACGAACACCGCATTGGGGCACACACGCCGGCCTAGCTCCACGTCGCCCCAGTCAACCATCTCACCGCCCACTTCCAAGACCTCGACGCTAGGGTATTGGTAAATGCCCTGCGCCACCCACCTAAACGTCGTAGCCAATAGACTCAAATGCGTGATCTGCTCCTGATTGATCCATGTGCGGAGACTTATTGTCTCGTGCCCCGGATAGATCGCCAGACGCGCACCCGACGCACGTGCCCAATACAGTTTTCTAAACCCGCCCATGCTCCAGCGATCGATGTTGATGATTGATTTGTGGTTGATATTGAGGTCGGCGGCGTCCACCTTGCCCATTTCGATGAACGCCGCCTCACTGCATAGGACACGCTTCGGTTTCCCGGTCGTGCCCGAAGTCTCGAAGATAAAGTCAATCATCTCATTAACGGATCGTCGGTGCCGGCCACGCCCACCTTGAATTTATCGTAAGCGGGATTCTGCAATATCCGCTTATCCACAGCATCATTGACGGCCACCTTTGCCTTAGCCGCGTCCTCCGACGTACCGCTGGCAAGCGCCCTAGCCGCAATGCCACGGATCTCGCTCCATGTTAGCGCGAACGCCTCCTGCTCCTGCGCCGTGCCCTCAAGCCGCAGATTGTGGCTAATCATAGTTGCCTGTGCGAGCTTGACGGCCTGCAAGATCGCAAACAGATAATCGTTGGCCGCAGCAATCTCCTGACTCGGCGGTGGACTCGCTATATAACCCATCGGATACCTCCTTGTTAATGGTTGATAATTTGGCGGGTCGGGTGTTGACGCACTCGGCCCGTCGGCTTATTTAGCTAGCTTCAATTCCTTTAACCGCTTGTATGCCTCAAACGCACCGAGAAACCCACTAAAATCCTTATCCAAGTCGCCAAACTCTTGCGGCTCAAATACTCCGTCATCCTTACCAAGCCGCACAATCCAACGCGTATATTGCAAACCGCTTTCTTCGCGCCTAGCCGCTTCGTATGCGGCCGTCTGAAACCGCATCTCAGGATATATAGCGTTACCTGTCTTGAAGTCGATAATAGCCAGTTTGCCGTCAACCAAACCCTCGGCGTCCAGCGTGCCTGCGTACCGATACCGCCTTGAATAAATCTTGCGCTCCGATTCGGTAAACTTGACGTCATGCTCTTTAACCCAATTCAGAAAGGCGTCGGTGCCATTACGCATCTTTTTATTCACAGGCGGCGGCGGATTCTTGCCCTTGATATGATCTTCACACCAAGCATGGATAAGTGTACCAATGTCAGCTGCTGCGTCTCGTTTAATGTTGTGTGCGCGTTTAGCCTGTGCGAGCAAATCTTTAAGCTGGATTTCATCAAGAGCTACACCAGGCTTTAACTGCTCAGTCATAAACGCCACGCACATATTAACGCCCCATTGCAGAAGCGCGGGCTTATTGAGTACGCCGAGTATGCCCGTGCAGCCGTCCACCTGCCCTAGCGATTCACGCCGACTGTCATAGACGAAATACTGGTGCTTTGTCGGGTTAAACTGTAATTCAATCTCGCCGTTATAAAGCAGATAGGTTTCCATCAGAATGGGATTTTTAAATCTTCAATTAGAATCTTGGAGTCCTTACCAAATACCGCAATCATCGCGGTATTAACCAAGGCCGCCCGTGCACGGCTACGGTCAATGGCAACAATATTATGCTCCACGTCTGCAACCGTATCAGGCTCCAACTCCTCAGCCACCTTGTGAGCCATCTTCATATAACTCTCATAAATCGACCAGTTGATAATCAGCTTTGGATCTTCGTCTAATCCATTGCCTTTATTGTCTGGCTGAGTCTCTAGCAATCGTGCATCGTACCAGCCTTGATACTTGGATGGCTTAATCTCCACTTTTTTATTTGCATACTCAGGATGGTGCTCAAAAATGTTATGCCAGACGCCATTGGCGTATAAGCCAGTTTTAGGTTTCCCGTTTTTGGTTTCCCCGACATTGACTCTCTCGACAAAGATTTCCATTTTTCCCCCTTAGTCCAATAATCGCTTAACACGGTCAATCGCACGCTCAAGCCATTTGCGATAAAAAGATTCGAAGTCCTCTGGCTCGCCCTGTTGCTTCCACCAGACATAGAGCGTTGCGCGCAGTCGCTGCGATGGTGTTTTCTGCTCGTCGGTAGGCGCATCTTCTTCTGGTACGTCGCTTTGCTTGAATTGGTTTTCAGAAAATAAAATCCATCCAAATTTCTGATGAAAACCCATTGCGGTGACTTTCTCCTCGGTCGTTAATTCATTGGTGTGAAAGTTGAGCCGCAATCCACCGTCGGCGGTACTGCCCACGCTAGTCAATGTAGCTGGCGCTTGAAAAACTTTTGTCATTACCTACCGCAATCGCTACAACGCTCTAAATCACCGATACGCTCAAACCTGTCGCTCCCGCATTCAGGACACAATTGCCCCGCACAATACACGCAGTCATCCCCACAATCGCCGTCCTTGTGCCGCTGTATCTCGGCGTCAAGGCGCTTCTCGTTTTCATCGGCAAACTGAGACCAATAATCGTCTCTACTCATAATTGTCCCCTTCAAAACAACTGTGTGTGACAAAACGGGCATTTTTTATGACGTATGCTGACACTCTCATTGAACGCCGTGTGACACTTGACGCATGACAATTTCAGCCATCCTTCAACTTTGTCATATTGTCCTAAATTTGGTGGTTCTATGCGCTCACGTTTTTCTGCGTCTTTAATTCTTCTGTAGTCATCTTTTATATAAAGGTATCTGGGCATGACTTTTTTATTGCAGCACCAAGGTTGTCGGCCCCAAAAACACATCGGCCACAACACTACCAAAGTTAGGCGAGCGGCGATCAATCTCCTCGATAAAATGCGCCGCGCCTTTGGGATACTTTTCGCGGCACTCGTAGCAGTAGCAGGCTATCTTCCAGCATGTGAGCAAGTCGCGCTCCTCGTGGCCGTTACCGATGCCATGCTCGTCACTGTAGCGGGCATTGGTTAACTTGACGTAGAATTCTAAAAGGCTGATTGATTTCATTTGCCTTCACCTCTTAGCCAATCTTCGATGGCGTCCTGAATCACCTGCGCCAACTCGTCAATCGCGGTTTCGGGTATCGGGTCGTAATGGTCGTCCAGAAACTCTATCGCTAAGTCGCGGCATTTGCGGTCGTAGCTCATTTCGCCCTCCGTATCTCCAATAGGATTTTGGATTTGCGTGGCCACTCGGCCCACAGTTTTTTCATCGGGAATAGCCAGGAGAGTATGCGCTGGATGATTTTCATCACTTCACTTCCATCCTGACGTAACCCTTGCTCTCCATGCATTGGTGCTCAATCATGTCCGACGCTATCGACGCACTGATGCTGCCGACGTTGCGGCTAGCCTGCTGAAAGTGATTATCGGCGTCACGCTTACACTCGTAAATATCTTTGGCATAAGTGCCTTGAGCGCCCTGTGTCTTGACGTATTGGTACGTAGAGCATCCTGAAAGCAGGATGGCGAGAATTATGGCGTGTGTGGTTTTCATTGGACCCTCTGAATAAAATCCCATGCCCAATGCGTCGGGATAGGATTGATTTGATATTGAATCACGTCACCGTTAAACCAGATTCGCGCATGCACTGAACGGCCTTCTCTCCATACTTCGCGATGCATATAGCCTTCACCGATAATCCAAGTTCCATACTCACCCTTGGCGGCAAGCAGGGTATAAGGCCGCTTTTGATGAAATGCTGTTTGTGGTTTCATAACCGTGCCTCCTTTGGCTTGCGCTTGGCCTCGGCCAAGGCGTCTAGAGTTTTATAGGCCGGTCCTCGCAATGTGTTGCACCGTATACAAACCGGCTCGACTTTTAATGGCTCAAAATAATCTCGATGGTCGTAGCTTTCCGCTTCTTCTCCGCAGTCAACACATTTCGGAATCTCGTGTTTTTCCAGACATGCGTTAGCATTCCGACCAAGGCGAAATAATATGCCCTGTGAAAAGGCACGCATTAATTGTCTCGCCGCTAACCTCTGCATGGTTCTATATTCGTCTACTACAGCGCTGTCGTATTGAATCAATAACTTCATGACCGCGCCTCGTGTTGCGGCGGTTTCTTTGGCATCTGCGCTAGTGCGCGCCTAATAAGAAAAAGCGCTTGTTTGCCAATGGAACGATTTTCATCGGCTGCCTGTCTTTCCACTTCCTGTTTGATGGACAACGGTAGCCGAATAAGGATGGTGGACGTTTTTGATTTCGATTGCATGACATACTTATACACACGGTATCAAAGTGTGTCAACGCTATTTATCGGGCAAACGTGATTTATTATATGGCGAAAATGCCCGACTAGCGGGAATAGATGGTGGCGTTGTAGTGAAGGTTGACGAGGTTGACGCTGGTAACGGTATTGCCGAATTCGGTAAAATATATGGTCATCGGCGCATAGGTCGTCACTAGGGTCTTGGCAAGCGTATAGCTCTTTTTCTGTGCGTTTCCTACGGATATGGAATCCATAAAAAGGCGGTTGGTGTAGTCCGTTAGATAATCTCCCCACAGTAGGCCAAATCCCGCTGGAGAGTTTATGACGCTCAGGCTATTGGCAATAAATACAGGTTCCAGTGCGAGCTGTGGGCCACCGTTACGGGCAAAATCCATAGTGGCTTGCAGAAATACGGTTGCGCCTGATTTGTTAATTGTGATTGCCGCATAACTGTGCGGGTATAATCCAGGCGATACAAACGATGGCTCTAATAGCTGCATTGAATCCGCATGCTCGTAAAACAGATAATCAACGGTCTGCCCTGTTGATACGAATGTACCGCTGAAACTGATCGTGACTTCCCAATCGCCCAAATAATTACGCACGCCGCGCGTGTTAAAGGGCACGACTTTGTACTGCATGTCGGCCTGTAGCGAGTCGATCATTACCGTTTCTTCGTAGTGCGTGCCTAAGATAGGCGCGACAAAGCTATAATCCGCCGACGCCTCAATAGTGCGTCGATACAGATCAAACCCATCAAAGAAGCCGCCGCGGTGTAGCAGCGTATAACGGTCGCCTGAGTTTGGTGGATACGGTGGAAAGCCCACAATGGCAGACTGAAATCCAGGCGCGTAAAAGGCTTGGTGATCCGAGCCTGTCCAATAATTAATGGTACGGACTGCGCCTTCATTGCCCTTTGCACCTGGCCCAGGGCCGGCCGAGCCGGTATTCATGCGAAACATATCGCCGTTGAGCGAATAACGCACAGGGCAATGCGAACCGCTGAGCACTACGTAGGATGACGCCACGGTGCCGAGCTGCCCGCCTTCTTCTAGCGGTGCCGGCACGACGTCTACATTGAGCAGCGCCGCCACGGTGCCATCCGCCGCTATATTATAAGTAATGCCGCCCTTGACACTTAACGGCTGCGCTGGCGGTGCGTTCATATCCCAGAATGTAATCGTGCTCACCAGCGTCGGCGTGATCGGCACAGTGGGCACGTACTCCTGCACGACTAATGAATGCTTAGCCGTTTGCGGGTCGAAATTGATTCGCTTGACGAAACACGTTCTGAGGTCTTCTGACGTGATACCGATGGCCCAGCGGTCGCCGTTTTGCGGTTGAATATTGAATGGATTGCTAGGGCTAACGGTAATCGTGATAATGCTCGGCGCGCCCGCTGGAGGTGTCGTCGCCACGGTGCGTACTTCGGGCGAGTCGCTTTGGGTGTGCCATAAATAAAACTCATAAGTGTAGCCGCTATTAACCGTTACCTCGCGGTCGAGCACGACATTGAATAGATCGCCCTCAAGCACGCGCCCACCATAACCCATCTCAAAGCCAGTAGTGACGATACCCACTTTGCACATATCGCCAGGCTCAACGGCTAGCGCCTCGATGCCCGTGGCGAATTGCATCTCGCGTACACTTTGACGGCGCCGTTGCAATTGATAATAGCCCTCGCGTACGGCCTCGGACTCGCGCGTGACGCCGATCAAACTTAAGTCCACATCCTTGATCGGCTCGTTGCGGCCATAGATGCTGGCCGAGTCCTGCACGAAAATCGTGTCCATGTTGAAATCGGCCATGCGGTTGGGGAATGACAGATTGACTTGATTCGGCGGTGTGGGATCGGTGGCGCCTATCGTCAATTGAAACGTGCCGGGTAGAATATTGCCCGCATGAAAAATCTGTCGCACGGGCAAGTCGCCGCGGTCGGTTATGATCTTAAATTTACCTTGACTATAAATAAGCGCTGATCGGTAAAGCCCCAGCATGTCGTTTACCCACTGGATATGCGGCTTCTTCTTGTCCATCACAATGTCTAAACAGTGCTGCGGCTCCAAACCGCCTGCGCCGTTGGAGACTTGCGAATCGCATAGCGTGGCAAAATCAATAAAGGACTGAATATTTATGGCCGACGTCGGGATAAACGGCCCCATGCCGTAGACCGAATTCGTCATGTAATCCAGAATGCCCCAGGCTGGATTTCTCGTCCATGTGGTCACATAGGTTGTCGTATTGTAGTACGCGCGCACGTTACGCCCGCGCAGGACGGCGCTAATCGTAGGTGGTCCGCCCTGAAGTTGATTGGTTGCGATAGCCTTGACGGACAGAAGCGCCGTGCCTGAATACGTCTCCACCTGCGCATCTGACATTTCGGTAACATTGCGCAGCCAGATATGAGCAAAATCGGCATCGCCTTTGGCTAGGTCGCTGCGCTCATGCTGAGCTTCGCCTATCCACGTAAGACGAAAATCCCATGCGGCACGACTGGGAAGATTGTAAACTGGCGCATCCCATATCTCGCCCTTGTCCGCACCTGAAAATGCACGGTCTTCAGCCGTCGTATAGGTGCCAGCCCCCTGCGGACTATACTCAACGCGATAATAGACAGTCTGCGTCTGCATGCGCGGATTAGTGCCACCACGAAAAATCCCCAATCCTTGCAGCGCTGCCACCTGCAACTGCACTCGACTAACCTGATTGCCCTGTGTCGGATAGGTAATGGCCAGACTTGAAATCTCACGGCCATCGGCAAATGTGTTGCGCGATAATTCAAAGCCAGGTATGGCCGATTGACTCGAAGCGCCTGTGCGCCAGTCCCATGAGATGTTGAGCGGGTCGTTCGTGCATAACTCGGAATGCCATATCGCTCCCTCATATTGCCCATATGAAAGATAATGGTCGTAGGCACCCGCAGGCGAAGAGCCGTACCACGGGTCAGCCGCTACGTCGGGACGGTCGATCCAATATCTATCGGCCGCTGCCTGGCAGATAGCGGACTGCGGTAGTGGATTATTGAAATTAGAAAAGGAGATCCCATTGACCTTGATGCAGTCCACATTGGTAATGGTGCCGCAGCCCTCGCCTAATAGCATGCTTAAAACCTGCTGATTGGGATTGGCCGGGTTGACGTCAATGGCAAGGCTTAGCAGTTGTCCGCCTGAGGCATGCTCGCCGTACACTACAGGTATCGGCCCGCCCGGTGCATAACTCGTTTTTAATCCGTCCCAACTGTATGTCGTTGTCTCTTTCGGTGTTTCGAGTTTCGTCGGCTTGGGCCGCATGACCATGCTGACGATGGTGCTGATAAGAGAAATGACGAGCATAATGACTTGGATAACTGCCAACACAGGGCCGCGTGGCGCAATGTCTATCTCCACCGAGTCGGTCTGCCGTAAAGTCGTGGCTTGCCATTGATCAATTTTAATGCTGTTGACCTTTACCTGTGCGACGCACGGCTTGATGCGCTTTAATTCTTCGCGCTGATCGAATAGATAGCCTAGCGTAATGTCGGCAGGCGGTGCTTGCGTGTGCGCAATGTGTACCTTGCCGTCGATAATATCGCGCACTTCAATAATCACAGTGGACGCCCCACGCCGACAATCCTGTGCTCGTATTTGATTAACGGCTCACAAACCACGCCGCCAAACATCGCACCGCAGTGAAGAAAGTCAGAACCGTTGTTACAAACGATGCCAATATGATTGATGATACCCGGCAGGATTTCGGCAAACATAACAACATCGTAAGGCTCAAGTTTGGCTGGCGGCGGTTTGTAGATTTTCACATAGCGCGGCCACGCGATGGCCGATGGCGGCGACTCTGGCAGATCCATACCGCGTTCTTTGTTGAGCACATAGCGTACAAGTGAATAGCAGTCGAAAGATTGCGGCCCGATGGCTTTCTCTGCGTATGGCGTGCCGACGAGTTCAAGCATTAGAAGACAAAGAATTTTGAAGCATTGTACGGAATGGAAGGAAAGTCTTTTCTATTATAATTTCTGCGGGGTCCCTCGCTGTCATAATCAAAATTAAATCCTAGATTGAACCTCGCCACTTCGTCAGTGAACACCACGTTTTTTACCTGCATCCTTATTAAGTCTTCCTGCCCCGATGTTGTGAGCGACGGATTCACGAGCCGTATCGTCACGTCGTTAAGCGCTAAGTCATTGTCCTTGGCGAAGCGCAGCGCCATGCCTTGAAAGTTAGACACGTCCACCGTCATCTGCGGCAGCGAGCCGTCGCCGCTTTGCTCTGAGACGCCGACGAGAAAAGGCACTGCAGCGTAAATCTGGCCATTAAAAGTGAGTGTGTCGGGTAGGTTAGTAAACCGCGCAGTGGTGTTTGGGTTAATTGTTAAGTCTACACAATGGCACCAAGTTGTCTCTTCCATGGCGTTCTTCAATGCGATCAGGGAACTCGAAAATGACTTCAATTGAATAATCCTTTGACTAAATAATCGTTGTTATATAAATTCACCCCATATGCCATTTGCTAAAGGTCTTTACCGCACACCCATAGAAGAACGATTCAAACGTTTCTGGGATAAGATGGAAAAACCTGATGATGGCTGTTGGATTTGGCCTGGAAGCAAAGCTGCTGGCTACGGTACTATTTTTGTTGAATATAGAACTAAACATGCCACGATGATGAAGGCACACAGATTGTCTTACATGATTCATGTCGGAGCGATTCCACCCGATAAAGAAATTTGCCACAGTTGCGATACCCCACCATGCATACGTCCTTCCCATCTTTTTCTTGGTACTCATCAAGACAATATTGCGGATGCCAAGCGGAAAGGTCGCATGGCTCATATCGGTCAAAATTCTCCACGTGGCGAGAATCATCCAACGAGCAAATTGACACAAAATGCCATCAAAGAAATTCGTGCTACTTATGCCGCTGGTGATACTAGCATGAGTACTCTCGGTCAACGATTTGGTGTTTCCGCTTCTCTTATTTATCACATTGTACGAAACCATCGTTGGAAAGATGTTATCGCTACCGATGCGAGAATGGTTAATCGCGCTAGAAGAACCTCCGTAGATATAATGAAAGAAATTCAAGAAAGATATTTGGCTGGCGAAACACCTACCCAATTGGGTAAGATTTATAACCTTACTCGTGGCCGTGTTTGGGGTATTGGGCATGGCAGATTTAAAAGTTAGCTTCATGGCACCAGCGCATTCTCCGTCAACGTGAATTGCGTCTTGTAAACATTACGCGCAATTTGCTCCATCTTCAGTCCATTCGGATCAAAATTGACAAGATAATTGCACGCCCACTTGGCATATATCTCCTGCCCCGATGACGGTGCCGTACCGAAATCCACCTGCCCCCAGGTGCGCAGCGTATAGTCGGTGGTAATGGATGTGACGCCCGTATCGGTTGTGAGCATGCGTGCCGAGAAAGAGCTGGCATTCAGGTTTCTATTCGGTAGGTAGTATGCCGTTGAGCGGCCATCGGCCACGCCAATCAGGCAGTAATTCTCTACCGCGCCAAACTCGCCGCCGTTCCAGTAAAATGGCGTTGCGCCTTGATGATAGGCATGCAGCCCTTGCAACTCCTGCATGTGGCTGCGGCTAATGGCGTCGTAGGTAAGCGTGAATCTATACATCGGCCTGCGTGCGCGATTACTGAGTTGAAACGCCGTCACGTAGTCGGTAAGCACCGAGAATGTCATGGCTTCGCGCGTAAGCGCGTTTGGCGTGAATGAAAGCGTGAGCGGTATCATGGAGCGTCCACCCGCCAATCATAGCGGCCGCCGCCGCTGTCAATCTGTGTGCTGAATCGTATCGTCACGGCATTTGTTGACTTGCTGTACACCCATACCGTCGTATTCCAGCTAGGCGAAATGCCCGTCACGGCCACGCTGTTAGACGCCAGCGCGTGCGAGAATGAGCTGATGCTGGTGCCACTGCCGCAGCTTACCGTGCCGAATACCGTGGTTGTCATGACCCCACGATGCTCCAGTCAAAGTAACTGCCGCCGCTATTGGCAGGCGTGGCGAATGTCACCACGTTGAGCGATGCGCTGCGGCTACTGATCCACCATGTCGTATTCCAATACGGGACGCCGGTTATAAATTGGCTTGTTGTCGTCATGTTAACCGTGGTCGTGCTGGCCGAGCCTGCCACCACGTTTGTACCAAAGGACGTTACGCCCGTGACTGCGGACGATGTAATAACGCGGCTTATCCCTGGCACTGCGCGTGTCCGTGCGGCTAGTGTCTTGTGCCATAGCGGTACGTGCTCGGTGATGCTCGGCGTCTCTTTGGCTTGCGCACGCAAGGCCATGCGCTGTATTGGCGCATGCGCGGTCAGTTGCAGTGCGGTGCGCAATCCTACCGCCATGCTTACCCGCACTGTGGTAGCTGGCAAGGTTATAAATGGACTGACATTGGAGACTTCCGCAACATGCGCCCTTAGTGCCATGCGCTGAATCGGTGCGTGCTCCGTCATGCGTGCCGAGATTTGCGCCCCTGCGTTCAAGGTAATTTGATACCAAGTCGGCCGGCCCACCGGGTCCACAATCGCGCCAGGATTCTCGATTAACTGTATTTGTGCGTTGTAAAGGCCAGGGCGAAATTGATCGAGCTTTAGCCCTTCTGGCGGAAAGAATACGCGATAGCGACAGCAGTACGCCGCGCGTATGTGGTCGCCGCTGTAAGGCACGGTATCGAATGTCAGCACGCCGCTGGCCGAGGTGAGCGATGCAATGGCGTGCGTCCATGTAGAGTCGGTATATGAGCCGCCTGAGTAGCGGCGCGTCTTGACGGTATAGCTGGCCGCGTCGATCCAGCGGTTGGGCAAAAAATAGGTTTTGCGCACACCGTCTGCCTGCGCGATAAAGCATTCGTCTATGAGTCCATATTGCCCGCCATCCCAGTAAAAGGATCGTCCGCCTTGGACATACGCGAATAGCGCAGACAACGATTCGGCCTCGTGGCGGAGCAGAGGCCCAATGTCCATACTGAAGCGGTAGCTTGGCCGCGGTGAATAATTGAATGCGTGGAAAAACCCCGGCAGGCCCGCTACCGTCGTGCGCGTTACAGCTTCGCGTGTGACCGTGGGAGAAGGCGAAAAAGTTAAGGTGCGGGGTAGAGCCATTCATTCGGGACTTTTTTGTGTCTGTATGCGCGTGACAATATTTTCCAATGCCGCTTTTTCTTCCTTTAGCTGCTCCACCTGTGCGGCCAGTGCCATGTTTTCCATCATCAATGCGCCGAGCATCTCGCGCACGCGTTCGTCAATACTCTTAGCCATTTTTCAATTTGGCACGCGCAACGAACGAAACCCCGTTCCACCCGTATCGGCGCCACCGACAAAAACCTGCTGCGCCACAACACCACCACCACCATTGTAAGCTACACGCATGGCTGTATAACCCGACGTCGGGTCAGCCGCATCGACTACGAACACATTGTTAGTCGCCGTCGCATTGAAGCACTCAATAAGAGTACCGCTTGGATTGGTGTCCGTCTGACGGTAAATAAAAAGTGTTCGCCCCGTATCAGCCGGTTGTTTCAATTGCAGCACTCCGTCGCCGTCCAGCTTAAAAGCAGACTGCCCGCCGCTTGTAACAATATTGATATAGTTTCCCCACGGCCCTGTCAGTCTCAATCCATCGGCATTACCGCCCACGCCGGCCAGGCGTATTGCATAATAGCCCATTGTAATATTATTAGGCGCGACAACACCTACCTGAACATCTATCTGATCCACTGCGGCGCTTAGTGAATTGAATTGCGTGGTAACGCCTTCAAGGATACAGTAAAAATAACTGCTCGGTTGATACCCAGCCACGTTTATATCAAACGCGCTGGCGTCGCCCTTTAATCCTTGGCGCACGTAGATGTTTCCTGCCGTAACCTGCCCTTCGATGTTGGACGTCTCGTAATTGATTTTCTGCGCTGACAGAAAAAGTGTTGCATCCATTGCATTGGGACCATTACTGCCTGAGCCTGTAGCGCGGTGCGTAATGCCTAGTGCCGCACGCGACTGCCAGCCGTGGCTGCCTGGGTCATCAACGCCGCTAAAATACACCCGTGTGACGGTATTGGATGTAGGCGAACCGACGGCATCCATGCTCAAAAGTGAGTCTGTGCGAGTATAGATACTGAGCGGCGATTTAACCGTGCCGCAGGCTGTAAGAGTTACGCCCAAATAATCATTAAGCACCTCGCCCCAGGTATTACCATCGCCAAAGACGGTCGGTAGTCTACTCATTTCGAATACAACCCATCACCAAAGAGTCCGCTGCTATAAGTATCACCGCCGCTAGCTGTAATCGTTGTTATCGTAGGCACCTCGCGCACCGTAGCCCTGAGTGCTATAGGCCATAGCGGTCTGCGCTCCACGATACGCGGCCACGCCGCCACCTGGGCCGCCAACACCACCTGATAGAAAGTCGTGCGTGCCGCTTCGCTGGCAACTAGTGTCGGGTGCTCGGTTAAAACCAGCTGCGCGTTGTATAGCCCTGGCCCGAATTGCTCCAGCTGTATGCCGTTGGTCGGGAATTTGACGCGATACATGCAGCCGTACTTGGCGCGCACGAAATCCCCACTGTAAGGCGCACTGCCGAACGTGACCACACCCGACGCGCCGCGCAGCGTGTAGGCGCCTGCCTGCCACGTCGATGCCGTCTGTGTGGTTGGTCTGTACGTCTGTACCGAGAATGAGCTTTGCCCGATATTGCGGTTGGGTAAAAAGTAATCGCGCCTCACGCCATCGGCCAGCGCCACAAAGTCGTAGTCCGTCATGCTGCCGAACTGCGCGCCGTCCCATAGAAATGTCTTGCCGCCCTGATGATAGGCGTGCTGCGCCGATAGGTTCTCCGCTTCGCCGCGCGTGAGCGGCCCCATATCCAAGGTGAATTGATAGAGCGGCCGATTGGTCGGATTGAATAAGTGCTGAAAGCCCTGCTGCCCCGCGCCCTCGGTAGCGCTGATATTCTCGCGCACCACCGTAGGCGCTGGGCTGAAACTGATTGTGCGGGAAACGGACATTCATGTTTACCTGTTGCGCTTAAGCACGTTGACCGTCGCCTTGCTTGTCATGCCGCCTCTGTCCATGTCGTTGTAGACTACCTTTATTACCTGATCTGGAGTCATGCCTGGCTGTCTGGGCGTTATATCGCCATTCACAACTACGGAAACTGGCTGCTGTTGTTGCATAGTTGCCGTTTGTGTAGCGCCAGCCGTAGCTGTTGCCGCACGTGCAGGCGCTGCAGTTTGCTGAAATGGCTGCAAGAATGATTGTGGCACGGCATAATTGCTGGTTGAGAATGACGGCGGCGTGTAAGGCGTGACGGTCGGGAAACTGGGCGAGCCTGTCGTTGGCATAGAATAAGTAAAATTAGAGCCTGCACTAGCCGCGCCCGCCACCGAGCTAAATATGCCAAGGATGCTGCGAAATATACCGAAACCACCACCGCCACCTTCACTGCTAAACATTTTGGTAATCCCCTCAAGCATACTTGATACGAGTTTCGCAAGGCTACCGAAGAAATCACCAAACCCGCCAGCAGCTTTATCCAGCAAGCCACCTAAGCCTTCGGTTAAGGATTTGTCTATGCTAGTGATGCCCTTTTCGACTGCTTGTGATGTATCGCTAAAAAACTGGCCACTCTCCATCAATGGGCCTTCAACCCCCGCGGGCCGTTTGTTTTTGCCGACGCCGAGCAAGTCAAGAATGGCTCCAAATCCACCACCACCGAAACCGAATTTGGTAAACATCTCTCCCGTATTCGGCGCATTGGTGGCCCAGTCTTTTAGGATGGCTTCGAACGGTTTGGCGAGCAGCGTGGCGATGGCCGCGCGCATAAACTCAGCCATCACGGTTTTGCCAAGACTCTCAAACACGTCTCTAAGTTTGGCGTCACTGTTGGATATAAATTGCACGAACGTATCGACAAACGAGCCAGCCACATCGGTGGCCATCTGCTGGGCTTGCTGATGCAAGTCAGCTGCGAGTTTGCGCCCGCCTATACCAGTGACAGTAAGTGACTTTCTTAACCTTTCTAACTCCGCTTCGCCTGCCTCTAATTCACCTTGTGTTGCGGCCTCTGTCCCGGTCTTGGCCCGTAATATTTCAAGCTCCAGTTCTTTTTTCTTGATAGCGTTAAGGACTTGGCTGCGCTCAATGGCATCAATTTGAGTAGTAACGGATAAGATTTCGCCGTAAGGTCTTTGCTGCTCTTTGAGAATATCGAGTTGGTCTTTGAGCGCATCTAATCGAGCCTGATCTGCTTGGCTGGCGGCCTCAATAAAACCCGTGCGTGACGTGACGCTCCTGGCTATGGCCGCATTTAATCTGTCACGGTCTCCTTTGGTGATGGCATCATTGATTGCATCGCGTGTGTCTTTTTCCTTGATGAGTTGGTTCTCGATGTTTTGTAAGTCTATCAGCCGCTGCTTTTCTAAGTTGCCCGACACCTTTAAGGTTTCAAGACGCGTTTTTTCCGCTTCTAAAGTGGCTACAACTTTGTCCTGCTTGTCGCGCTGAAACTCGAAAATGATACTTTCCTGAGCGGCTTGCTCCGCAATGGTTGCGCCTTGGTCTTTCAGTACGCCCAAGCGCCGCTCTTCGGCACTAGCCTGAGCGCCGATTTGCTCAGATATGGATTGCTGTAAACTAAGGTTGAGTTTAATGGCCTGCTGCTCGGCGTCGTATGCGGCCTTGCGCTGCTGCAATTGGCTGGCTTGGATTTGCAATGTAGCCTGAGCCATCAAGGCACCGCGTATGCGCGCTTGTTGGCCGGCATCAAAAGTATTCTGCTCCAGCAACGCTTTCATTTGCTGGTCAACGCTGGCCTTGGCCGCCGCCGCTATTCCCGCCTGCGTGGCGGCAAACGCGCGCGCCTGCGCGTTAAAGTCGCCTGTGGTCTCAAACAAGAATTGCTCGAAACTCGCCTGAGCGTCGGCGCGGCCCTTGATAATGTCGGCCTGCACCTTTTCAATAATCCGCCGTGTCTCTTCTTCTTCTTTGCTGAGTGCTGCGGCTGGCGGTGCCGCTTCGTGCGACGTCGGGCCAGTGTCCACTTCGCCACGTATGGTGAGCGAGCGTCGCTTAGCTAGCAGCTCATCTATTGCGGCCTGAGTCTCTTCGATGTCGCCTTTGATACGTGGGTCAATTAGATTTTTAAGCGATTCCTGTTGTTTGGCTTTCAGCGCCGTCAATCGTTCAGTCAATACTTTAATGCGGGCACCAGCGTCATCGAAATTCTTTCCTGCGTCGATGTTGGCTGATTTCTCGAATTCTTTGTTGAGAATGGCAAAGGCACCTGCGGCTATGAGCGCTACTGTGCCTAAAGCGGCAAGTGCTGCGGGATTGGCGATCAGTCTGCCGAGAAAGCCTAGCACGCCCGTCATTTGCAGCGCCGCTAATGCAACCAAAACGCCCTTTAATTCATCCAGCGCCTTGGCTACGTCATAGATGCCTCTAACTAATATGGGATTGGCTTTGACAATCTCGGTGGCGTAATCAACATACTTTGTTAATTGCGGATTGATTGCCTGCAGCTGCTCAATGATTCCCGCACCAAGTGCCTTGTGAAAATCCTCTATGGCATTATTCAAAACGCGTTGCGTGCGCTGGTAGGTGTCAGTACTCTTGGTGTTGGCTTCTATGAATGTGGATAAATACTGTTGCAGAGCGGCCTCGCGCTCAACCAGCGGTATATGCTGATTGATGGCGTCAATGCCGCGCATGATTTGCGTAGTGTTGCCTTGTAGTAGTGCAATCGAGCGGCGTATTGCCGTCCCGAAATCAATATCCGTGACTTTGCTTAATGCGAGCGAGCCTTCGATAACTTTCTTTATGCCCTGCTCGTTTAGCTTGGTAAGACTGACTAGTTGTTTCTCGGCGGCCAGGACAGATTCAGATGAGACACCGTTGGCCTTGGCCATCTCCTCGGAGAAATCAATAAGCCTCTGTACGGGTATATTTTTGCCGAGTACCTGAAGCGTGCTGCCAAGAGTCGCGCTTTCCTGTTGAAACTGCCCAGCAAGCGCAATGCCTTTTTCAAAGTGGGCAAGCGTCGGCTCGAATATCCTGTTGAGTAATTCAAGGCCCTGATTGAGCACCACGACGGCGGCGCCAGCCTTGCTCCATGTGCTGGTAAGTGCGTCGGTGGCCTCGCTGGTTTTCTTGGTTTGCGACTCAATGCCAGCAAGGCGCTTCTCTATGTCGGCAAGCTGCGATGAAGCCTGATCGACGCTCTTTATGAGTACTTCTATAAGATTGGATTCGGCCATCAGTGCATGGATTCCCGCTCTATAATCAGCGCATCTTCAGCCGCACGGGCGCGCCGCGCCAAGGCCAGTGCTTCGCGCCGATTAGAGGTAAACCCTGTTTGTGGATTGTATTTCTGCTCGGCCTCATCGCGTGCCTTTATCTCGGCCGCCATGCCGAGCAGCATTACGTTATAGTCGAAGGCGAGCGCATCGTAGCCGTTGTCAAACGGCTCAGGCAGTAGGCTCGATGGCCTCTGGCCGTACCGGCGTGCCATCAAGTCCATTATCTCCGGTCCCTGCCTGCTGGAAAAAAAAATTCTCAAGTTGCGACATTGCCATGCCGTATGAATACTTCATTATTTCGGTCGCCAGTACGTCAAGGTCGCTACCTAAATCAAGGTGGTAAATCTGGTCAGCTGGGCACTCGGACTCTTCGCCAAACCAGACTTTAGGGCTAATCGTGCCCTTGCTGATATAAAACCTAAGTGCCTTATTCTCGGCCTCAGGATCACTCTTGGCCTTCTCCATATACTGCGAGATGACGTCCTGCGTAGCCTCGGCCATCGGCAAGGCCAGTCCGCCTAGCTCAGACAGGAAGTCTTTGAAACGCACGCGGCGTATTGTGAATGTCTGCCCTGAGAAGGGCACCATGATTTCTTTGCTAAACTTGGTTTTGTCTATGTCCATTTACATCTCCCGCAGTAATGCCCAGCGCGTAGCAATAGGGCACGGTTACAATCGGCGGCATGGCACGCTTAAATACGCAATTCTCGCCGTCCAGCACCACGCACGAGTCATAGCCGCGCTGATACAGCCACTGAACCACCATCGCGCGTGAATAACCGCGCAACTGCAAGCCAATATTCAACTCAACAATCAGCCACGGATCGAATCGTGCCAGTGTCTTTTCGGCGCCCTGCAGCACGTCGAAATCAAACGAGTCCACGTCGATTTTAAGCAGATCAAGTTTGTCTATCCCTTTGGCGTCCACGAATTCGTCCAGCGTGGTGAAATCATACTCCATCTCGTCAGGCACCAGCGGGTCGGCCCATAGCCGATACACTTTCTCCACCCTGCGGCCCGACGTAGCGCCTAGCGCGATTCTCTCTATCTGGACATTGCGGCAGTTATTGTACGCCAGGTTTGTCTCCAGCATGTCGGCCGTAGACGTTGGCTCAATCGCCCACACCTTGCCTTGCGGCGATAGCTGGCTGAATAAAATCGAGTAGTAGCCGATGTGCGCGCCACAGTCGATATATACCCAGTCATCAGCTTTCCATGTGAATAGCGGACCACCCGCTATCTGCGTAAACCAGTAACGCGTCATCAACTCGCAGTTGGGATAATACGACTCAAACTCCTTGTAATACTCAGGCAGCACAATGTCCGCGCGGCCTGGTATATGGATGGAGAGATAGTCCGCTGATTGTGATAATTTAGCTGAAGCGGATCTCGACATCATCGTCCCCGGTCGTTTCGTAACAACTGTACCCAACCCCGAACGTCGCCAATCCGCTCTTGTCTTGGCGCGCCAAAGTCTTGAATACGGCTTGCGACGCCACGATGCTAAAGCACTCGCCCTGTGCTACGCCCGCCTGCGCATACAGCAAAGCCCCTGAGCTTGAGCGCCATACATTAACCCAGTCAAAACTACCCGCGTTAGTCGCTTCAGGATCGACACTACCACCCGGTTGCCGCTCCGTAATGAGACACTTGATGATACCGCTACCCGACAACGCGTTAGATGCGCGCTGCTCGAAGATACGGTTGCCCGTATTCAAATTGAGATTTTCAATGACGGCGGTTAGAGATTGCACAAACACGCTACCACTACCTACCCAGCGTGCAGGCGTAGCCGTGGGCAAGCCGACTGGCGTACCGCGTACCGTGCTGGCCTCGGTTGAGAGTTGGCCTCTAAAATTGAATTCGGCAATAAACGGCGTTGCCGCCACACCCACGAAATTCACATTGCCCATTGCGCCGACGATTCGGTGCTCGTAACCGTCAATGTGCGCCACGAATGTCTGACTGCATTGGCTTTGCACGCGGGATAACGGCTTATATGAATACCCTGGCCGTCCATTACCAGGCATGGATGTTACAAAGGTCTCTGACATGCCGCAGGCGCGTAGTAAGCCGCCTAAAGGCGGTTTTACCGTGGCGCTATATGAGCCGTTGACGCCCTGCACGAATGTCTTGAATGAAATGCCGACGGGCCGCACAGTGCCGAATGGCCGGCTAAAGCCCAGCGTACTTAAGCCACCCGTTTGTTCTAGTACTTCTTGACCTAAGTCTAATGCGAATGGCTCAATCATTCTTATAGCCTGATACGAATTGGCTTCTTGCGGCGCGGCATCAATACCATAAGAAGATTCTACAGCGGATAATAAACACTGACGGCGGTTTAATGCGACATCTAAGCCGGGCATAGGCGTGGACCTACCTTTCTTTTTGTGCTACAGATGCTTCATGCCAAAAGGAACAGATTTGACGAGTGATCAAAGACTTGAAATCGTCAAACTTTACCAAAGTGGCACGCCCGTTAAGGACATCATTCATCAACTGAATTTGCACGTTAATACCATTTACAGACAGCTTCGTCGGGCAAACATTCATGGAGCACAGCAACATCCAAAACCATTTGATGCAGCTATTTTTGACCCTGCACAAGAATCAGGTGCATACTGGATTGGATTTTTCACGGCCGATGGGCACATTGATAAAAGCGGACAATTCCGATTAAAGCTAAGCCTCAACGACATTGAACATCTCCAAGCCTTTGTAAAATTTATCGGTATAGATCGAAAAATAGATACTGGAGTGTCGCCCGCACGACCTGGATTCTGTGCTGAAACTTCGTATTGTCGAATTTGGTTTAGCAACCACGCGTTGAAAGACGCGTTTTTCTCTCTTGGAATCGCGCGACTCAAGACCGATAGAAACCCTGTTAGAATGCTCGCTGAAAACCGCCACTTCTGGCGTGGCGTTATTGATGCCGACGGTTGGCTTGGAGATACTGGACCGACTGCGCCTCGAATAACTTTGACGAGCACCGAGACAATTTGTAATGGGTTGCTTACCTTTGCCGAAAGTCATTTTACCGAATTGAAATCGCTCACACGGTTTAAAGGCACTGGCGCCTATCAGGTTGGACAGAAACAAAACCACCGAGTCGAGTTTGTGTTGCAGAAAGCCCATAAGCTAATTGACGTCCTTTATGCCGATTCCCACGTTTACCTACCCCGTAAGAAACTCATTGCCGACCGAATACTTGCTGCAAAATAGCACAAAGCTGAAAAATAGTCATTTACCAATACCGCTATAAATCACATATTCCGCCGTGATTGAGTGATAGCCCACATAGCCGTTATCCGACTCAGGACGGCGCACAGTCCAGATGACGCCCGCCTGCCCTAGCCCTACGCCCGTACCCAAGTCCGTCCAGTCGCGCACGAAATCGAGCAGGTGGCCGCCTAAGAAAAATAGCGCCTCATCCATGCGCTGCTTCGACTCGGCGTCATAGATCCACAATGTGAAAACCACCCGCGCCGTCAATGCCCGTGTCTGCAGGCTGTACGCGCCAGAGCCGCGCGCCAAGTCCTCCCACGGCGACTCGACGTAATATTCAATGGCGGGCATGGCGCTCATCGGTATTGGGTCGTCGGTGTCGTAAATAATGTTTTTCACATCGGCAAAGCGCTCATCGTTGCGCAGCTTCTCGCCGATGGGGACTAAGAGCAGTTCATACACATTTATAGTGGGTTGATTCACGCCGCCTCACGTCCTTGCAGGTAAATCAGCCCAGCCCTCAGTAAATCACGCATCAGTATCGGATCATTCTGTGTCGGCAACATGCGACGCCGCGGCACTCCAGGATGGTGGACAACCTGCGCATGCACGTAATCGCCCTTCACCTTGATCATTTCGAGCACACGGCCTGACTTTAGCAGCTTTGTTTTCACGCCCTGCGATACGGCCACCTTGAATGCCAATGTGCCGCCCGGCTTGGCGTGAATCTCATACGGCCCGGTGCCTAGCTCGTGATAGACGGCATATTGCAGGCCGCTGCCCACGCTCGCCTGCACAGAATTCCAGCGCGGTATGAAGGAGCCGCGTAAGCGCCCTGTGTCCATTAGCGGCTTGCCTGTGCCGCTACGGCGATTGGCCAGCGTATTAGGACTAAGTGGTTTCCAGCCGCCGACCATGCCGCCTTCGGTAGTGAAATTCTTGTTGATCCAATTCAATGCGAGTATGGCCCAGCGTGCGTGCAGGTCGGTACGCGTTTGAATCTTGCGCGTGAGCCGCTCCATGATGCGCTGCATATCGCGCATGCCGCGTAATTCGACTTTAAGGCTAATGTCGTTTGCCAAGGACATACTCCCCAATACGAAAAGCCATTACAGAAAGCGGCACATCAAATTTATCAGCTAATTGTCGCAGTCCTTTATCGTCAGCTAAATCTGGTAAGAATTTTTCCCGCGCAAGAAATTCATCAGGCACAAGCAAATGCATGGCAAAATAATTTGCTTCGACGTTTTTAGGGTCTATCTTGTTAGGCATTTAGTGTTTACCTGCCAACCATTCCGCATAATCAAGACCAGTTTTAGTCAACGTATCGCCTGTTAAATATGAGCCATCGGGACTCGTTAAACGCCGCTCGCCGCCTTGTGATGTGACAACTTTGGCACCTTTGCCCACTAACTCTTCAATAATTGCGCTTCGTTTTGCCACGCCGCCATGCCAACCAAGATTTTTATCTAGTGCTGCTCTCATTTTACCTGCATTCATTGGCGACATGGTTTTCAAAAAATCATCGGCTTGTGTCTTGGTCGGCACTGGCTGATTTTCTCTGTTTCTTTTGTCACGTAGGCGCTGCTGGACATTGCGCCTATCGCCTTCTATCCAGTAAGGGTTATTCATGCGTTGTCCTTGCGGGACTTGTTTCATTGCGTTGTATAAATCTTCATCCGACATATCGCGCGGGCTATGCTCGCCCGTTGGACTACACGAATTATCTATTCCGCCGCCTTCGCCAGTAGGACAGAAAGCATGATCCTTCAGGCTGGCATATTCGTTGGCAAAGAATCTAAGTAAACTCATCGTGGCCAATCCCACCATCCGCTGCCGTCCAAATCCGCCTCGATAATATTCCAATCCGTGTGCTGCAGCGGGAAAGGCAGTTTGTTAAACGTCGCCCTGCCACCCGAATCATCCAGCCCACCTGTAAATGCTGAAATCTTGCCCATGTTGATAGCCGTACCGTCCACGGTAATCTCGCCCGCACCCACGGCCGTCATGTACGCCATGAAATTGTCGTAGAGTTTCTGAAAGCTAGGCGGTATCTCGCCTTTCTCGGTCGCGCCGAAAGTGCCGAATAGCGTGTAAATCGCCATTATCTCTTCGCCCTGCGCGATGTAATTCGTCGGCGGCGAGAATGGTACCGTGGTTATATGGCCAAGGCGTGCATTGATCTGATCGTAGGCGGCGAGCATGTGCGGCGCCACGTCGTGCTCGGTTAGATCGCCGCGGCCAATGAGCTGGCGTGCCACGCGCATGACGATGCCCTTATTGCCATAGCTGTAGAAACTCACTGGCTCGGTCTGCACGATTTCAAACATTTCGCGCTCGCGCACGAATAATGATGACTGCGCGGTGCCTGAGCCGTAGGCCAGCCACTCCGACATATAGAAACCACGGCTAGACGGCAGTTGGCGAAATATGAAGAAATTGCCGCCTTGAATGCTGCCGCCGCTGATGGTCACCGACACGCCACTTTCAACGCCCGTCGGCACAAGCAGCGAGCCGTCGGTATTGTAGAGATTGAAGCAAACGCAGCTCGGTACGCTTACCGTGTCGCGGTACGTGAATTGGCGCAGGTCGCCCGCCTCGAACCGCTGGATGTTTTGGGATAGGTCTATTGGCATACCAAAATCCCTTTATATTTCAAGCTACTTGACATTGAAATTCGAGTATGATATGATATATAGGCAGAAAGGAGGTGATATATATGAGTATTCCTAAGACGGTTAAGCGCGGAGATATGGTACGCGTTAATAGCCGCCAAGACATACCGTACAACGCGACGGTGTTGCCTCCGTGTGAAAGCAAGAACAACGGCCATTGGGCTTGCGTAACTCACACGGAGGACTTCGCCAACAACATGATGAAAGACGGTCATCTTGAAACTCGTGGCAAGCATCTGCTTGTTTGGATGTGCCATGAGCACGGCCCAGAGGAGCCGTAAGCCCGCGCGGGCGGGGTCAGAAATGGCCCCGCCTTTTTTACTCCACGTCACTATCACTATCGCCCCGCTTATTCATATTCGTCCTGCTGCTGTGCGCCTCTATATGGCTAGAGCGCGGCTTGGTTGAATGCGATGTGCGCCTCAGTCCCGCACCGCCTCTGAAAAAGCCCGTCACGCGCTGCCATGCCAGATGCATGGACGTGCCTTTAGTGCTTTCACTCCTGAAGATACTCGGTATCAGCGTTACCGCAACGGCTAGCGTGCGATAAAGGCTCATTAGCTTACTCAGTGACGGCGTTAATAGCACAGCGCCAGCCAGGAGCACGCTTAGCGCCTTGCCCAACGTGAGCGCAACCGTGGCCATTGTGGCGGCGGCGAGTAACTTGAATCGCCCTTTGACGATTGCCGCAGCCAGGATAGCCTGAGCCGCCACGGTACGACTAAAGGCAAGCATGCGCGAAATGGCAGGTATCAATAATGCCTCTGCCGCCATGCGCTGCGTGAATGTATTGATTGTGGTAATGGATGCCGCAGCACTCATGGCGGCGGCCACAAGCTGGCGAAAAATGTACTGCCGTAGCCGAATTGCCGCTGTGAGGCTTGCCACAGCCGCCATAGCCTGCGAGTAAATCTGCGACGTGCCACTGGTAATCGTACGGCTGATAGCGCCTGCGGCTATGGTAATGGCACTTAGGATCTTGCCGATAAACCTGGATTGGCTTGCCGTAGCGATTGTGCCTGCGCTGAGCGTGCGTGCGTACGTAGCTATGCGGACAAGGCCTGCAGCTTCGATGGTGCTTGCCGCCAGCGTCAGCATCCTGAATAGCCCTATGCCGAAAGCCGCCGTCTCTACGATTTGCGCCGCTAGGTTCTTGCCTATGCCGCGTGCAATGGCCGGTGTGGCAATCAGGCTTGCCGCTATCGCCTGCAGGTAGAGTTGCGCCACGCTGCTGACGCGCGTCATGTTGGCCTTGGCTACGGTGATAGCGGCTAAGGCTTGCGAGTACATCTGAGCGCCAGCCGTAAGCGCCCGCGAGATTGCCGCTGTGGCAATGGTGGCAGCACTCACAATCTTGCCGATAAACCTCGACATGCCAGTCGTGGCAATCGTCGCCGCATTTAGTGTGCGTGCGTATGTGCCTATGCGGGTTAAGGCAGCCGTTTCGATAATGGCAGCGGCTAATTGATTGCTCATCCCCTTGATAATTGCTGCCGTCTCAATATACGTCGCGGCCATTGATTTGCTCGTGACTCTGACAAACCGCACCTCGGCAATCATAACGGCTGCAATTGCCTGCAAGTAAAGCTGCGTAGCGCTCGTAATGCGCGTCATGGCGACTTTGGCAATCGTCGCTGCGCTTAGAATCTTGCCGATAAAGAATGAAAAGCGTGGCGTGCCGATAATGTTGGCCGCAAGCGTACGGGCGTAGGTGCCAATTCTCGATAATCCTGCTGTCTCGATTGCCGTTGCCGCTAGGGTGCACGACAAGCTACGGACAAACGATATAGCTGGCGTTTCTATAATAACTACTGCAAGGTTCTTACCCGTGAGCCGAGCAACGTTGGCAAACTCTACCGCCTTTGCCGAAAGCGTCATGAAGAAACTATTTTGCCGTGATATTGCCGCAAACATGATCGTACTAGCCGCTAAGGATTGTTGAAAGAGTTGCGCAACGCTCGACACACGCGTCATAGCGGCCTTTGCTATCGTCCCGGCCGCTAGCAACCGATTTAGAGCACCCTGCCGAACCAGTGCGGTTGTGGCGATAGCACTGCCCGCCAGCGTTCTCAAGAATGTGTTTTGCCGCGAAAATGCCGCCTGCATGACGCCTGTGGCCGCCAGCGGCTGCTGGATAAGTTGCGGCCCGGCTGGTGCTCCGCTCACCGCGCCCCAACGCCCCAAAGCAATCGGCGGCCAATGCCTGCCGCCTATAATAATCGTTATGACGCTTGATACTTTGCCAATAAAAGATGCTTGTATGGTTGTCGCGGCTAACCGTAGGTATAGCCCCTTTGCTATTGCCGGCGCAGCGATCAGTTTGGCCCCTACATCGTTGAAGTAGCCAGTTCGTGACATCCTGGCCTTTATCACAGACGTAGCCGCTAGCGGCTGCTGAATAAATTGCGGCCCTGGCGCTGCTCCGGCTGATGGTACGGCGTTCGGGAATAGTAATAACAGGCTCAATCAACTCATGCCCCAAAGAATCCTGACATGCCCATTGCGTCACGCATGCCGCCGCCCGGTGGTGGCAATGGCGCGCCGCCAAGGTAATAATACTCGGCCGCCACATAGCCTAAATCCGCCTGTGCGCCTGTGCTGAATGTAAACGTGGTAGCGGCCACCGCGCTTGTCGTGTAGCACACGCATAAGCCTGTAGTCGGCGTGGCGTAGGTGGCGCACATGGTGGTCCACCTGGCGGTCGGTGGCGTTATAGCCGCGAGCGCACCCGGCTCCGGTATCGCCACCACCACAGCGTTGCCCGGCATTATGGACTGCGGAAAGGTAATGACTGGGTTTGGCCCCACGCTATCTACATTGACTATCTGCCGTGGTGCCGCACCGACTTCCTGCCCTGTGATTTTCAGCATGATGGCGCATAACCCACCTGCAGCGTCGCCCGTGTAGTCAAAGACTGGATACAATGAGGATGGTGAAGCGGGGACGTCCATATCCCACATGCACACCGAGCCGCCAAGCGCCTGCGTATTCTGTGATGCTATCTGCGTGAATGTCGCGCCTGTGCCAGTAAGGGAACCTGTTACCGTGCCTGACGCGTGCGCTATGGCTACCAGCAATGCATTGGCCGTCGGCGCAAAAGACGTCATAGAATAAACGGACGCGTTCGTTGTGATCCCAATATTGCTGGTAGCTATGGTTATTGCGACTGCCACTTAAGGTGTCTCGTAGCCGCCCACACGGACGTAAATCTGTGCTGCTGCAGATATATAAACGCGTAGTGCATTATTAGGATCGCTGACCTCAGGGAATGTAAACGCCATTAGTGCGCCGGGCTTTGAGCCACTAGATGGCGACAATTCGCCATGAAAAATTGCCGTGCCCGATCCAACAGCAGGTGCCTGCGTCGGGCCTGAATTTGAAAAGTACACAGTGACTAATGCCGCACCTGCACTCCCTGCCTGAACCGTCCAATCAGTGATGACAATTCTATTGTTGACCCCAGGACTCCAAACTATTGTTCCGCTAGAGGGTCCCACATACGCGCCCCACCGCATCTGGCGCATCGTGCCTGGCGCGTATGGCTGATTGAGTTGCTTGCCGACACGATCAAATAGCGCATTTACGCGCTCGGCACAGTCTACGGCGGTAGGAAACGACGACGTGACGGCGTATCCACCAATTTTTACAGGATAGCCAGTATCCAGTGAGCCGTGAGATACATCGCCCTGATTGACTACCGCTGGCGAGCTGGCATTAGTCGCCCACACGCTACCGATGATTGACCATTGCCCCGCTTGCGTTGCCGCTACCGAGCCGACCCAACTGCCACCCGAAATTGCCACCGAGCCGATAATGGTCTGCGTGCCTAGTGTCTGGATAGGAAACGGATTGGCGCTGCTAATCGGCGTGAGCGAACCGACATTGCCGTCAATCAGTTTGAAATACTGAAAGTGGCCCGCTACGCCGTGCGATTCGGTAGCAACTAGTGGCGCAATTGCGCCAGGCCCCGTTGCAGGAATTGTGATTCCACTTGCCATTATTTACCTCACGTCGCTCCCCAGTACACTACACGCCGCGCGCCTGTTGTTGTCGGTGCATCTGCTTCTATCACTGCCAATGTCGCCTTGTAGCCTGCATCGAACCAGACAAACGACCTGCCCGTACCGAAATCACAAGTCAGATCATCCACGGTATCGAAGCTCGTCTTGCCCCACCAGATATGAGCCGCACCGTCCACGGTCGCAAGCTGCGTGAAGTCTGCGGCCTCAGATAGCATATCGGCCTCGCTCAGCACCTTATCGAAAATCTTGATCGGGCCGAGAATTCCCGCGAACGTTTCATGCTGCAATCCCCCCTCTGCCCACCACGGAGAATCCCCGATGGTCAAGGCGGTGTTGGTCGGGTAGCTTTCGCCAAAACCGGCAGCGTTGACGTATTGGATTACATGGTCGTTATCCACACTTGGCAATTCCGGGTAGAAGCGCAGCGTCTTAGTTGCATCGCCATTGCGCGTGACGCGCATGCCCTGGACGTACCAGGCGTTTGGGACAAACGTATATGGAGCACCATTGATGTTATCGTCAAAATCGCCGCCAGTCGCTGTTGCAATCTCCCAATTCCAAGCAGCTACCGTATTGGTAGGCGGATACGGGTGCATTCCCCAGTATGTGTCAGGGTTCCCCCCGTTCCACCAGAACGATACTCCCGCAGTTGACCACCAGAACTGTGCACAATAATAAGTCCCGTTGGCGGCTGCGGTTTGGGATTGGGCGTAAATCTTTCGCACTACCGTCACGCCCGCATTGCTCGGCCCCCATATCGGCAGGCCATTGTCCTCTGGATTTAAAAACGAGATGGCCGTCATCGGCGTTGCCTGGGCTGTGCCGTTATTTTTAGGGAACTGTAGTCCGTTTACAGCCATGCTTTAGCCCGCCGGGTCAATTTCGACTATCGGGTCGCCGCTAGAGTTTGTCGTTAAAGTTGCCGACCAAACTACCGTGCTGTCGTTCTCTGCGTAAACGCCCATGACCCCACCGCTCGTCGTCACCCGGTTGCGCAGTGTTCGAAGTGCATTCACAGGCGCACGTGTACCTACAGGCGAAATGCTGGACATATCCACGCCGAACATCGACGCATTGCGCATGTCCATCAGTGCCGAGCTGCCGGGCGATATATAAAAATCGAACTGCGGTTGTGGGAGTACAGTGAAGTGCATCCAGACAGGCAACGCGGCCGCCGCAGACGACACAATGAGCAACCGCCCTGCGCCGTTGGTGTCCGTGTCGTTTAGTTCAGCCGAATAGTAGCCCAGGATTCTATGCGAGCCAGCGGTTGTTTCATTCTTGGCTATGAATGCCGCGCCATTTTTGGAGAGCATGAAGGTTGATTGTGTCAGCGACAGCCCCGTAACCGCTATGCCGTCACTGCTCACATACGGCCCAACCATTACGGTGGCGGATGTCGATTGCCTTAGAAAATTCACCTGAGTCCTCTCCGTAGTTCCATTAGGATCGGCACAGCGTTGCCACCAGTCACGGGTGCCCCTGCAACTGGCCTAAACGCCATGACCCCGGTATTGGCCCTCGTGCCGGTATTGCCCGCCGTGAATGTCGCCGTAGTCGAAGCGTGACTGGCCAGCGTCTTGTCTTCCACCCGCGCTGGGACATAGGTTGTCCACGAGGCTCGGCTATTGTACCCGGTTCCAGCCACCGCTTGCGCCACGCCGTTGTCGTCACACGTTGCGCCGTAAATGAGCGCGTTGTCGGTGACGGGCACGATGGCATTGCTCGCCACTAGGTCTGTCGTGGTTGCCGGTGAGTCTTGCGTTCGCCAAGCTGGCGCAGCCACGTCGGGTTGCGTTGTATCAGCAGGACCTATCTCCGAGATATGAATGCCTCGATATGTTTTGTCAGTTCCCCCCGTCAGGGTCACTGTAACCGTAGGCTTGGCGGTGGACGTGTTGTTCGCTTTATAAAAAAGTGCAAAGCCCTGTGAATTGGTTGAGTCCCATAATTTCGGTCCAGCACTCCACGCGCCGTTGGTCGGGTCGGCGCAGGTCGGCGTACAGTCCACCGCGCCCCACGTTGCGATGGCAGCCAGCACGCTACCCGCCGTGAGGTTGAATGTCGTGTAGGCGACCGCAATCGTGCCCCCTGTAGTAGGTCCAGGTATAGGCTCGGCGGGAGCTTGCTGTATAAATACCGGATTAGCCATTAGTTGTAATTGACAAACTCCGTAGTCACCCCAATTGTCATGGCGTGGCTGAGAGTAAAATTGCCTCTGATACGGCGCAGGTTGTTTCCCGGCTGCTTCAGTTCTATCCCGATATTACTGATGTATGGCGGCGGTCCAGCTCGCGGCCCCGGTGGTCCACCCGTAAACCAATCACCTGCGGCAATTAGTGCTTCCCACGTATTGCCTCCGTCAAAAGAAATATCCACGTTACCGCTGATGACCCTATCCCCCATTCCATCCGCAACGATTGACGTGATGTCGAAATAGACAGTGATGTAGCCTACAGGGTTTGGCGTGACGTGGGTGACGGGGATCTCCATCGTCCCGGCCGGGTATAATGCAAGTGGTAAGATGGTTGGCACTTTTTACCTCATATCCGCTGAATGACGCCGTTCCATTGCGTGTTGATGGCCGGCGTCGTCGGCGCGCCCACCCAATCGGCATAATCCCCTACAGTAAAATTGTCTAATTTCACATCCTCAAGATTGCCCCCGGTGCTGTTCTTTATCCGAATCGAGCCGCCTCCGGCTGTGAGCGTGCTATCGGTAACCGTCAGCGGCGAAATGATCGAACCGTTGCGATACACACTGATTGTGGTGCTGTTCGCCGTAATGGCGAGCACGTCTGAAACCGACCATGGGTTATTGATGTCGGTGGATAACGTCACCGTACCGCCCGACGAGCGCACTATCAGCTCACTAGTCTGCGTGCCGTTATTCAGTTCGGCCAACGCCTGATAGAAAAAGCGTCCATTGGCCGGAATATCGGAGCGCATACCGACCCCGATATCCTCGTAAACCGCGCTTGCGAAGGCGGTGATTGTGACCTGCGCAAACTGATCGTTGCCGGGAACGAAGGCGTTGTAATATTCCTCCGACGTCGCGTTGACGCCAGAGGCTGCAACCTCGATGTTGTTGACAATCTGACAGCCAGTCAGCCCCGCATAAATATCCCAGGCCGCTCCGAGATCGGTGTTGCTGGGACGGTTAAAGTTGTCGCTCGATGTCGTCATTAGAAAATGTACGGCCCCAGCTGAAACGGTTTGTTTCCCCACTGACCTGCAAGACTTTCTAAAATAACTCGCAGCTGATCGTTCGGCGCGGGGTTAATCGTATAGTTGAGCGAAGCGGCGGCGGCAAGAATTGCCGTCTGATACGGATCAACGGGGATTGACGACCACTGAGTATTTAATTTGGCGCTGCTATCGACTAAAAGCGTCGGCAGATAGTACCAAAGGCGCTGCATATACTGGAACATGCCGCCGACCATGCGCGCGACGTGAAGCCATGTGTCGGTAGCGTTAACCCACTGTGCGGGTATTAGTGCCGCTTCTAGCGCGTTACGCGCGTTTTGCAGATTGGCGCCGCCTATCGTTGTCGAGAGATCGAACGGAAAAACGATCACATCGGCGTTGGCGATGATGGCGGCGTCTTGAGCCGGGGTGAGATCGGCGGCAACCAGAAAAAGCATTTGCCCGCCGTAGTACATCGCCGCCTTAGCAACACCGTCGAAATACGCCGGGCGCCAGCGGTCTTCATCGCTGCCGGTGCCGAGCGATGGAGTAATATAGAGCCGGTACATAAATGTTAGCTCCCCGCCTTTGCCGCCTGCGCCAATAATGGGATAAGCGTATTGAGCACGTCTACCATTTTCGCTAGTGCCGCGGATGCCGCCGCTATCGCCGACTCGGCTGTTGCACTTTTATCAACGTGAAGCTCAACCTCGGTCGGCTGGCCGTCTTTTTCTTTAACGAATACATCCATGCCCTGTTGGTTCTTCGATGAATCATACGTAACTTCTTTCGTGACAACGCTACCGTCCTTTGTCGTAGTGGTGACACGATAAACCGCAGTTGTATTTGCGCTAAACCACGACGCGCCGCAGCCAGTGGATGACAACACGATGGCGAGCAACATGGCAGCCAGCCATAGCACGGCTTCATTTTGGCTCAATTTTATTCTCCTTTTTTAAGCCCGCCGCTTCGTCTTTCTGCTCTGCACGCCCAACTAAATTACCTTCAAGCAGTGCCAGCTTGCGTGTCGCCAATATCAGCTCTTCGCGCATTCCATCCGTGTTTCTAACCAATTCCTTAAAATGAAACGCCATAAAAAGCATGACTGCGCCGAT